AGTTCTAACTCCCCGTAATTCCCAAAAAACATCATTAAGGATGGGATCTGTTACCAAAGCAGTGAAATGAGAAAATAATCTGTTTTTTGTCCCGCTATTCAACGATTTCGTAATTGAGTGAATCTGTAAAAGCTTTTCTTGTGAGTCCGCATCCAGAAGCAAGTCGCCAATATGTATAAACAATTGATTCTTTTTGTCAGAATCCATGCCCCTTGTGTGTTGATGAAAGGCAAAGATTTTTTCTCTTGAATCAATGTCTGTAATCAAGTCAACTATTAGACCTGACAATCGTTCCCCTTCACCCTCAGGAAGAGATCCAAGTTCATGTTCTAATGCCTCCGTAATCAAGACAACTCCCCCATATCACGATTTAGCCTTTTTTTCATCTCTTCAGGTAGTCGATCGTCAACGTACCTGTTCACGAAATCGTGCCGCTTCTCCATATTCTCGCGCTTGGAGAGAAACGACTTTATGTACCGCTCTGAATCGGGAAGCCTCCCCCACTCGTCCAGGGCCTGTTTGCGCAGCTCCTTGGTGACCTCCAACTCCAGCAACCGCAGGTCAAATTGTGACGAACGAACGAATGTCCGGACGTCATGGCTGAGCTTTTCTGTACTGACCAACGACTCCAGTTTCTTCTCCAACTGGTTGCTTGCTTCTGGTAACGCCTGCAGTTGCTGACGGATCGCCTGCATCTCTACTTTTGTTTCTTGCAGCTCAGCTGCAAGTCGCTCGTTTGTATTGACGACCTCATGATATGCGCTCGTGATGCCCTGGAGCATTTGCATGAACTTCTCTGGAGTATCCGGTAAAGTGATTTCTGGTTTACGTTCCAGGAGCTCCATATTCACCTCGATCCGGTCAGCGAACTCCTCCACAACCTTACGTGCTGCTGTCTCCACCTTCATACGTAAGCCATCTTTTAACTCGATCAATCGCGCTAATGCCTCAACATCGATGTCTCTATATGCACGTTGACCGCGATCGTCGCGAACGAATTTGTAGCCGTTCTCCTCCAGGGTTTCCGACCAACGATATACGCTTGTGGCAGTCGTATCGAATTTCTCAGCTACTTGAGCAGTGAAATAGAAAATCTGTTGTTGCAAGATATCACCCCCATAGCCTAAGACTAGCACATGAGTATGAAGTTCGTAAGAGAGTAATCTTTAATGACGGCATACGTATGATTAGTTTGATAGGTCGTACTGTTTCGATCATTAGCTAGTTTCCCTTAATAATCAATAGTTTGTGTCGCACAAGCAGATTTGCAAGTGCGTAATTGTGCGACTTAATACGATGGCATAAGTATAAAGTCTGTATGATTACGTACGAATGCGTTGATGGGTCGTACTGGTTCATACAACTTTGCTATTGCCAATTATTTCTGAATGATGGTACTATGTAATTGCGCGACACAATAGTGCAGACAATAGCGCGCCATAATTGTGTTGGTGGAAGGGGAGTCATGTGTGTTTACGAAAGATACCGTACGTTACATTTGCGAAAAAGTACTCAAGGATTCCGCGCTTGATGTTTTCTACATCATATTCAGTCATAAGACAGGTATTTCAAAAATTGCCATCTTGAAAGAGTACCAAAAACACCAAGGGCTTGATGAGGGTTCGAAAAAATTTCGTTACACAGTGGACGAGGCTGTTGCTTTGCTGGTTGGGACTACATTCGTTGATTTTTATCCTGACGGAACTTCATTAAAGTACCATTTGACTGATCAGGGAGAAATGGCGGCTGAAATACTAGGGGATTTATTAGAAGCGAATCCAAATTTGCTAGATGAGAGCAAGGTTGTAAAGAAGATTATGGGAGGCGAGTAACTTGAACAAAATCATGCTTGATAACGTATGGGTCCTAGAAAATTTCGTGAAGCAGAGATCTGCAGCAATCGGGACGAAGTTTGGATTTATAGGTATTGGTCAAGGCGGAAGTAAAATCGTCGATGCGTTTGCAGGCATCAGAAATAGCGTGAACAACGATCCTTGCTATCCGGTACTGTGCTTTAATACGAATTTGGGCGATCTTGATAGCCTAAAGAATGTTGATAAACACAACCGTATTGCGTTGAAGGGGAAGGAATTCGAACGAGGCGCTGGAATGATTCCAGAGAAGGGACGTCAAGCTGTAGAAGCCAACGGAGAGGAAGTCTTTGCAGCCATTCAACGAGTACTAAAAGATGCAGAGGTAATTTGTGTAGTAGCTTCGCTCGGCGGCGGAACTGGTACGGGAGCACTCAACATGATGATCGATGTCGTGGCGGATTACGTAGGAAAGCCTGTGATCGCTATTGTGAGCCTCCCAAATCCGCATATGGATGAGAACATCAACGCATATAACGCCCTTAAAGAACTGACTCCAAAACTTGAAGAGATCCGGGCAGACAATGAAGGAAACGAATATCGAGCACTGGAGAGCCTAATCATCCTGGATAATAAAAAAATTATTGAAGATCACCTGAGCGATACTGAGGCGTCAGCAATTTCATGGGACCGATATTCAAACTATAAGGTAGCCAGCATTTTGCATGAATGGAACGTTGTCACGACGCTTGAATCGGACAAGAGTTTGGATGCGGAAGACTTCAAAAATAAGCTCTTATTGACTGGTGGCGTACTCACATTTGCAAAGAAAAAGATCAATCTTCAAGAGAACGATCTGAAAAGCGAAACCGACCTTATCAACGAAATTGTTTCTACATACCGTGGTCGTAACGTTCTGGCCAACGGGTTCGACTACATTAATGACACAAAAGCATTTGGGATACATGTGGTTATGCCGAAGCAGCGCGAGGATCTGCTTAATTCCAACACCCTGGAGAAGATAAATCGCCGGCTGCAGGAAGAGCTTCCAGGCGTACCAGTCTACTACGGCAGATCGACGTGGGATTCCAGACATGCGTTGGTTTATACCATAACCAGCCTGCGTGGGCTTCCAGAAAGAGCTCGAAAGCTGAAAGAAGAATCAGAAGAGCTTATCAGACAGCAGAAAGAACGTGAAAACAAACAGTCTGGCTTTGGTATTGACGGAGAACTGAGCGTTAACCCATTCAAGCAGTCACCGAGCCGATCTCGTGCTACCACAAGCGCTCCAGCAAACCCATTTGCTAGTGCAAAAAAAGAAACCGCGTCTACAATTGATCAATCCAAAAATCCGTTTAAGCAAAAATAGGATCTCTGTGTAGGGAGGAAAGACAGCGTGGAAAGCAAGAAATGTCGATCATGCGACAAAGAGTTAACCAGTGACATGGAGATCGAGTACAGCGATTTTCTGAATGAGTTTTTCTGCAGGCCGAGCTGCGCTACAGATCATTACTTTTCGTACATGATGAGTCGGCCTTTGGATTTAAAAAGCGACAATGCCCTATTGGATAGGCATAACATCGCAGTCGTCGGTGGCAATTTGGTCGTTTCAGACTAGCATCTATAAAAAATAGTTACTGTGTACCTGGATACTCAGTGCTCATTTTGGAAAATGGGGTGAACAATGTTGCAGACGAATGCAGTTAAATCAAAGTGCGAACGAGAACCTTGCACGCGGGAAAGATATGAATTATGGAAGTCTCCAATTCCGAATGACCAGCGGTGGGTTTGTAAAACATGCTGGAACATGCTTTACAAACAGTCGAAGGCTGCAAAATGAGTCCTGGATACAAAATGTGTAATGTGATGAACGGAGGACGACGATGGTAGTACACGGCGCTGCAAAAGTAGTTGGTACTGATGAAAATGGAAAGGTAATTTTGAGTGATCCAGAAGGCGGGAAATGGTGGTTGGGAATGGCAAGAGTTCCGTTTGAAGTTGGAGATACCCTAAAGGGCTATTTCACTGGCGGTCGGTTTTTCGTGGCAGAATGCAATTTGTCAAAATAGTTATCGAGTAGCCAGGTCTGCTGACCGGATCGAAGCGTCGCGGTCAGCGGATCACTAGATTAAACATACCGTTTATTTTCGGACTCAAAACTATTAAGGGGGTGTTTGATATGTTTGTAAGGTTGGAAAAACGCATGTCAGAGTTCGTTGAACTAGGTTATTTTGTTTTGCATGATAACAACTTTGAAGATAAGATGCGGACGGTAATTATGGGAGCTCGTTACAGAGGTTTGATTCTGATTCAAGGTTTTATGTTTCCTGACGGTGACGAACGGTGTAATGAGGTTCATTTACGTAGCGATGATGAGTTGCAAGTGTTGAGAGAGTATTTAAAGAGTAGCCAGGAGTTACCCTGACAACACTCTACCGGGTGTTGTTCTTTTTCACAATAAAACAGAACATACGATCTCAGAAAATTTGTTCCTATCGAAAGGTGGTGGTATGGTTTAAGTATAGAGAAAGAGCCGTCCTGGTCCTGGCAGACAAAGAAACGGCCCTTTCGATCACCAGGCGAGTGCCTGATAAAAAAGATCATATCACATCAGGACTCGCCCTGGAACATACCCAGGGGAGGAATAGGATTGAAGTCAAACGTATTGTCGGTAGTAAAGACCAGCCATAACGAACTCTACTTGCGTGAATACCTGCTTTTCTTGAGAAGTGATAGAGGAGCCCGCCCAAAGACGCTAATCGGCTACGAGGGTGATCTGAGACGGTTTATGAAGCACTTCTCGACTCGGGATGTATTGGAGTTGCGTCAGCAGGAGATCCGCGAATACAAGTTTAGTCTGGTGGATCAGGGACTTTCCCCGCGGACTGTGAACAGAGCCATTTCGGTGGTACGTTCATTCTACGAATATTTTGTGGACCACGACGACTACGACATTGTGAAGAATCCCGCCAAGAATATTCAGGGGATGAAGGTCCCACGCACCATACCCATCACTCTTGGTGAGCAGCAGGCAAAGACCTTGCTGGATGGTATCATGCTCACAGGAAAATTCGCAGTCAGGGATTATGCGTTGTTCGCCACATTCCTGTACACTGGGATCCGCGTCAGCGAGTTGGTCAGCTTGAAGACGTATGACGTCAATTTCGAAGATAATTACATCCACGTCCGTGACGGTAAAGGCGGCAAGGATCGGATTATCCCGATGATCCCCCAACTGGCCAACGCCCTGCAGCTCTATCTGCAGACTGGGGTCGTTTATGAAGAAGCAAGCAAAAGCGAACGCAGCTCCGGAATCAGCAGGTACAGATGCGGCCGGCAGTTTTTTGTTCAAGGTGTTGACGACCAAACGCTGTTTCTGACGCAATATGGCCAACCATACACGCGTAAGGGCATCGATTGGCTGTTCAAGGGGTACACCAAGAGGTTAGGTGTATTCAAGGATGGTCTGAGTCTGCACGCGCTCCGACGCAGCTGCCTGACGTTTCTTCATAAGCAGGGAGTCGATTTGTTCATACTGAAGGAGATCTCCGGGCATGCCCGCGTTCAAACGCTGGAGCATTATATCGCGATCGATAAAGGTAAGGTGCTGGATGCCATGAAATCTCACCCACTTCATAACCATCAAATAGATCGAGGTTTGGTCGAAATGGTCCGTGGTAGCCGATAGGCTGCCTCGGGCTTTTTGTAATCAATTTTGTAATTAATCGTTTTTCTGCGTATCACGATTGTTATCGGTATTAATTACACTTTGCTTTGACGTGCCAGCCCAGTGACGGCGCGGCTTACGCTCATTTTGCATCACGTCTCAAAAACAGTCTTCTGCGACCATAGTAAAACCCGGATATAATATAGTGCCATCGAGGGAGAAAAAACAGGGGTATTAATTTCAAAATCGAAATCTGCACATCGATGCAATATTAACTCACGGTTTGAGAATGACGTGATGTTGTCACTTTAAAAACGATGGAAAGCGTTGATAAGAATGGATTTGTATATGCGTCTTACAGTGCGTCTATTCGTGCGTCTTTGTATGCGTCCGGACGCATCGTAAAACGCATTGTAAAACGCATCGATAGACGCAAAAAAACTCTCCTGTGTTAAAGGAGAGTTCCCTGTAATTCCCTCTGTGCATTCTATGCTGGGGGGATCCTTATTGCTTTGAAATATTGGTTCAGACGTTCCTGGCACTCTGCACGCAGGATCTCTACGTTGTAGATATTTTCTTCCTGCTTCCCGCGAATGGTAACCAGGACAAAGTAAGTGAATCCATCCCGCGTCTCCTGCAGGTGAATCTTGCCGCCAAGACGTGCGAATTGTCGCCGGTATTCATGATGCCTTCTCTCGGCCCAGACAGAGATACTATCCAGTATGGGGCGGTACGTCAATTTAAGACCCGCTTGATCAACGCTGTCGGCATCCCTGGCTACCGCCTTAAACAACATCCCATAAACGAGGAGCTCACGGAGAACTTCACGCCATTGGTCTGGTTCCATGTAGTGAATCCTCCGCTTGTTCGGTAACCAGACCGGCATCAATCAAGTCCCGCAAAATGTCTGGAGCATGGCTAGAATTCTTCCCTACTTGTATCTTATGGATCAAAGATAAATGTTTCGGTGTCAGTACAGGAACTGCTTGCATTTGGCCATCCATGACAATGCTAATCTTTTGCATAATATCACCTTCCAAAAGGAACGTTTGTTCTTATTCTAACGGAATGAACTCCGCAATGGAAGGGGTTGTTCGCATTTTGTTCTGTTTTTGTCCTGTGTTCCGTCATCAATTCCGTCTGATTTTGGGCATTGCAAGCGAATTGCAACTAAATCACAACCAAAAAGAGCACGAAACTTGAAGCGAATTATAACTAAAAATGCGACGGAATTTACCCATTAACGCTTATGTATCAAGGCTTCACGGTGTTTTGTGCTCTTTCATGCAGCATGAGACCGTATAAAGCAGCTGTGAAGTCAAACTACTATAGTCCACAGGAACGAAAAAAAGCCCTCCTTACGGATCTCTTCCGCAGGAGGGCTATGATTACTCTTTTTTCATTTTACTACGGACGTATGCGTAGCCAGCACGTACTAGCCAAGACCAAGCTCTCTTACCACCGATGACAGCAAAGCCTGCTCTGATTCGTTCGGGCAACCTGTCGTAGCAGTTGATCACGTATTGCTGCTTCTTTTCTATGAAGTGCATGGCGTTTGGATAAAGGCGATTGACCTCATCCATGTAGCTCTTCAGTTTAGGAAACAGATCGGTAGCCATCCCTACTAAAACAAAAAGGAGCAGGCCGATTAGTACGCCCCACTCCTGGAGAAACATCATCAATTGAGTGAACCAGTCCATGCTACAGACCACCTTTCAAAGTAACGGTTTTGTTTGTTCCGTTCCATTCGACTTGCAAGTCGAGTATTGCCGCAAGCTCGCGTGCAGCCGCATATGAGACCCCGTCTTCGTTTCTGACAGCTATCTCGACGTCGTTAACGGTAACCTTTTTCGTGTCTGGATCCCATTTAACAATTGCGCCGACTGCTTCCGCAATTTCACGTACCCGGAGGTATGACACCCCACCTACAAGCATGCCGGATGTATTTAAAGCGAGATGGACCCGACAGATATCCACAGATTCGTTAGATTTTTGTGGATTATCTGTGAGCAACCGCTGAACATCATCCTTAAACTTGGCCCATGCCTGTGCCGCCGTCAGACCAGTGAACCGCCGGGCATAGTCATCCGAAACGAAATAAGCTGGACAGTTTTTCCCTGTGATGTCGAAGTGACGCCACAGCTTGTCTACACCCCAGCCATACCGCTTTAGTATGTCTGCAGCGTGCTCCACTGTGTTTTGATACATTGCCTGGAAGTTTCCGTCCGAGTTGACGCACATCTCAATGCCGATCGTGCAGTTATTTGGATATGAGCTCAGCTGCTTGAGTGCTTCTGGCTTGTACGAATTTGCACCGACATGATAGCCCATCTCGTTTTCCGGCAGGCACTGGACAATCTGCGTGTCATCGACGATGTAGTGTGCACTGGCGATGGTAGTAGGGTTGTTGAAGTAGTTTCGATTGGCTACAGCGTTCGCTCCCTTGCCCTGATTGGCGGTCCAGTGGATAACAAGGCCACGCGCTGTGATCTTTGTACCTGGTCTCGCATTTTTATTGGTCAGGAACATTTCCGTGATCTTTGGCGACATCCTCATTTCCTCCTAAGTACTTTTCTTTTTCTGCTTTGCGTTTAACTGCTCTCGAAATTTTATGTTCAAGCTCCTCTGCTACCTGAATCATCGCCCAACCTGGCACCCACTTTTCCCATCCAGCTCGAATGGCATTGGCCGTCATGCTTTTCCAAATGTGTAACCCAAAAGCAGCAGTTAGGAATCCAAATGCAACACCGGGGGTGCCCATGATGCTATCTGCAAGATGTCCGATCGCAGGCATGAGGATGATAAAAGCTGTCCTAAATCCTCCATCAATTCCGTACTCAGAGGCATAGGAGCCATCTATTTTTGAAGCCCGATATCCTGCGAGCCAATCCATGAAAATCAGAAGAAAATACAGAGTGATTGCAAGATAACGAGCAGGTCCTTCTCCATACAGATAGTGAAACACTGAAAGGAAAAATGCCCCTACAGTGCCTAATGCTCCTGAAGATACCCACTCTTTCATGATTTTCGCCTTCTCTCGTAAAAGGATCGGGGAGCTACATAGAGCTCCCCTCTTTTCCTTTACTCAGCCAATTGGCCAAGTTCCAGTGCTTCAAGCTGACGTTTTACCTCCGGTTTCAGCAGATCCGGAACTTCAGCATAGGTTTTGTAGCCGCGGACAATGAGCGTTACGTAGATCGTTGCCATGACATCCTCACCTCCTTTCCATGCCCAAAGGCATAAAAAAAGCGCTAGGTTACGCAGTTTCTGCGTCCAGTAGCGCTTGCACTTCATTACGAAGGTTTGCAGGGACTTGTTCAATCGTCTTCATCCCTTCTTTGATCAATCTGTAGTAAATGTGGGCCACTATGATGTTCCTCCTTCGAGTCTGGCAATTCGTGCTTCCAGTTCAAGATTTTTTTCAAAGAGTTCTGTTATCACTTGCATTAACAAGAGGGTCTCTGAATCCGTTTTTTCGTACAACTCTGTTAAAGCGATCATGCTGAAGATAGAATCCTGCTCCAGCTGGGGGATAGCAGCTTTCCGCTTTGCTTCTGCAGCCCGTTCCTCTTGAGCTTGGCTGACTGGTTTTTCTTTTTCGAGTGGTATCAATCAAATGCACCTCCAAACCCCTTTACCTCTACAGGTTCAGTCGCAGTTCCTTTCTGGATCCGAACACGAATACTTACCCCCCACTGTGCAGCTGTCTTCTGGGCGTTCTGGAACACGTATCCGCGTCCGTAGCGAGCGTAAAAGGAAATGTCTTCCCATGCTGGGTTAGCATCAAAAGCATTGTTACATGCTTCAGCAACCAGTTCAGCGCCTGCAGGAAGTGTCATGTCCAACGTCAGGAGTACACGCTTGGCAGCTACATCTGTTGGCCATGGTGATTCGATCTCGAAGCTGATTTCATTTTCAAGCCTTGTCACCGTGTACGTGCGTACGGACTTGGCTCCTTTGTTGTCGGTCGCCTCAATACTGAGTGTGTGTTGTACGCCAGGCTCCAACTTTAGCCAGGTATCGAGTGAGATTTCAAAGCGTTCCTGTCGTCCACCTACGCCCGGAAACGACCGCAGCTCGATCCCGTTGATCTTCTCGACAACCGTAAAAGGATCACCTTCTGGATCGGTTACGCTGTATGTGACATTTGGGGCCGACTCATGAATTCCAAGGTCACCGTTCTCTCCGCTGATGACTGGCGGTCTGTTCCATGTGACCTGAAACTTCCTCGTGACCTCCGCGCTCTTCCCACCTTGGTCATCTTCTGCCCAGACTCTTAAGAAGTGGTCGGTGTTCTCTGCCAGATCCGCTCCGATGACGTCTGTTGAGCCGTCCCAGATCAGTTTGTTTCGATACGCAAGGGTTCTGGCAAAAGAAATAGGCGTGCTCCCGTCTGACACTCCGGATTGCAACGCCCTTACTGGTCCGTTATTGATCTGATATTTTGCAGTGACGACATTACCAGCATCCGCGTCTGTCGCGCTTCCCTCTACCGGATAACTGCTGCCTTCCGTTAATGTTTGATTATCGGTGGGAGAGGTGAGCGTGAGTGTAGGAGGTGCGTTAAGTAATGTAATTGTCAAAACGCCATGTCCACTATTTACACCAGTTTCGTGAACGATATTTCTAGCTGTTGAGATTACGAATCCAGATCCGCCAGCTCCACCGCCACCGGGGAAAGAATCTAAAGCGCCTCCTCCGCCACCGCCGTAATAACCGCCGCCACCGCCCCCACCAGAACCATAGGTGCTTGTTTTTCTACCGCCAGCGCCGCCTACACCTAATCCTCCATAAGATCCATCTGGATTCCCACCCCCAGGTCTGCCTGCATTCGTTTGAGTGCCGCCTGCAGACTCTCGCGAAGTTGGGTAAGTTTGGCCGTTCCCGCCCACTAAGCCGCCTCCAGCACCCCCGTAATAATTATAAGCGGAACCTTTTGTGCTTCCGCCTCCACCGCCAGCTACGACAACTCGGTTAGCCAAGTCCGCTCCTCCGCGTCGCAAATCAGTGGCGCCGCCACCTCCTGTTGAGTAGCTGTCTGCATTTCCGGCTGCGCCACCTCCGTTAAACCCTCCTGTGCTAGCTGTAGCGACGTTCCCCCTGCCCATGCCGCCAACGTATATCCACAACGTCTCTCCGGGAGAGACAGGAATGACTCCCGACGCCCTTCCTCCGTTGTTTATATTTGTAGCTGTGATCGTGCCGCCTTGTGCTCCGCGAGCATCGACTAAAATTTCGGTGACCCCGTTTGGAACAACCCACGTCTGTACAGAACCGTCATTGCCATTAGTGCCGTTATAGTTAAAGGTAAAAACTTGTCCCAAATCGCTTTCCTCCCTTCCGCAAATGGCCGTTATTTCGACTGATTCCTGTTAATTCCATCACTTGATCACCAGCCTTGCATTGGTAGGATCAAACCAGCCGCGCTTGATGTTCACACCAACAGGATTGGCGAATGACACTCTGAAAAGATTGTGGCTAAAGTCATTCAGAACAGCGTCTTCCAGGGCTTGTATACGAGTTTCTAGCGCAGCTACTTTCGCTTGTGGAACGTGTATGCTTGGATCGTTTACATGATCGACAATAGGATTGAGGGCGGCTGCACTGACTCTGCTTCCTTCTTCCGCTATACCCTGCTTTTCCAGTTCTACAATCTCCGTAGACCCGTCTGCCCGTTTCAGCAGGTATTGCTTTTCTTGGCCAAGATTGTATCTGCGATCAGAGAACTTTTGCAGCATAGCTACACCTCCTTCCAGGTTGCTTCGATTGGAATCTCCATACGTAAATCAGTGTCAGGCTTAGAAATGTCCAACTTTCCAATAGGATCTGACCAGCACATCTGCCCGCTTGCATTCTTGATAAACCGTCTAGTAATCCGTCCGACCACTTCTGCCGGGACGTCAATAAAAAACCTCACCTTGCTACCCTCTCGGCTGCTGGTGAGGCTGACTGGCATTATGGAACCGTTAATTTCGATCTCTGCATTGTCGAACAGTTTCTCCAAGTGCTTCGCCTGTTCTTCAATAGCATACTGTGTCATCATAATTCGTACTCACCCCCAGCTGAGAAGGTCCCGCACACTTGATAAGCGTTTATCTGAATGATCGGATCTGACGGAGTGCTATATTCCACTTTACTACCTGATCCTGACAATGAGTAGGCATGTGCTAGATGAGCAAGCTTATTGTCTTTTACATACTCTTCGATAACCGTCAAATTAACAGACTCCGTTGTAGATTCTAACCGGTACAAAACAAAGTAATTGCTGTGGTCAGGTATGATCTTCGCTGTACCACCTACAAACAGTGCCAATGCCGCTTCGAAGTCTTGGGTATTAACAGGACCACCTTGCTCCCTTTTCTTCGCTAGGATTCTTTTTCGCCTGGTCTCTGGATCTAACATTTGATCAACAGGGAGACCGTGTTCCAGCTCTCTTGCACCTAACGAATTTAAAGCCGTTTTTACGCGCGATTCTGACTTGACCATATCAGTCATGCCCATGACGTAATCAAGAGCCTTGCCGAGCCCCTCGAACAGTCTGATGGTGCCTTGCTTTTCAGGGTCTAGCCATCGGTGAGGGATGAAATTAAAAAGAAACTCCTTGAATCCCAATTTCAATCCCCCTCCTATGTGATGATGATTTGGCCAACAACTGCCATTTCGGTGCTTTTCAGTGTGTAGTTGGTCGTTGGAACGGACATTTCAAAATCGACCAGAACAGGTGTCTTGGACGGATCCTGCGGGTCATACGTTTGCTTGGTTGTGGTTAGCAGGTCGATCACACGGACAATTCGCTCAGAATTGGCTCGTTTCTCGATGTATGAGGTTATAGCATCAATGACGAATTGCGTGCCATTGTCTGCGGAGTAACCCGGAGCCCATGTGATTTTTTGCAGGGTCACGTCTATCGTTACAGGAGTTGGACCAAGTACTTTGACTCCGCCATCAGCCAGACCTGCAGGTGTCTTTGTATCGATAAGATTTTGGCATTCATCAATCACTGTTTGGTCTGGCACTCCATTTATGCCTGTTATCACGATATCGACTGTCCCTTTTCCACGGTTTAACGGGATGACAAGTGCAGACACAACACCAGGGACTGTTTCGGCCCAAAACTTGTAATCTGCAGCAGTTCCGCCTTTGCCGGGATTACGTTTCCGATCGAGAATGCGTTGGCGGTAAATTTCGGTGTCTTCTATATCCGAGCCAGCTTTATAAACGATGGCATCTGACACAAAATCAAATCCAGCTTGAGCTACCAGATTAATTGCACCAGTCGGGACATTGCCTCTTTCTCCCTCTTCTGTACATTCAACCAAAACATTACTCACAGACCTGCTTCCGTAGAGGATCTTCTTGTTTTGGCCGGGCACTACACGGTACTGAATGGGTGGATCGCTTCCAACGGGCGTAGTAGTGACCAAGAAATTATCTGGAACAGGTGTATCTGTAGAAACTACAGAGCTTTTTCCGATCGTCACGGAGTATATCGCTTTACTAGCAGGCTTCCGCTTGACGTCGTATTCGTCACCCAACTCCTCCAACTTTTCTCCCGACGCCGTTAAAACGGTTAGGTTGTCGTAAACCATTTTGAGGACAACCACAACCATATAGGTGGCCTCACGCAGGCCCAAGATCAAATGTTTTATCACCCATTGATTCTGAAGATCATCAATAGTTTTGTTTGGTCCTACAATATATTTTACAAATGTCTGAGTCAGTTCATCTTTAGTTGGCCAGTTAAACATTTGATCCACCTCCCAAGACGAATGTGGAATCTACGATTCCTTCCACATCTCTCGCCCTGTACTTGGCATACAAAACCTTGACTTGTTGCCCATCAACGGTTTCAAGCTTCAGTTGACAGTCAATAACCTCTTCTATCCATCCAGGGCCATTCTCGTCACCAACGCGCAACAATATATCTCGGGCTTCTGCCTCTGCTGACTTCTTGTTTGCCGAAGTGTATGGCTTGCTGATCTCAGATTGAAGACGGCCACCATAATAGTTAAAAAACTCGCTCTCTCCAAGGTCGGTGATGCATCGAAAATAACTTTGTTGATTTACGTTTTCCAATTCGCTTACAGTAGCCAGAGTGTCACCGCTCCACATGATTTCTCCATTTATGACAAGGATATCTGCACCAAAATTCATTGTTGTGATACCTCCCCTTGATCGAGAAGCCCAAGGACAACGTATTGACCGGATCCGTTAGCTCCATGGATATAAGCCAGGAGTACTTCCTGACCCTCTTTGTACGGAAACTTAGGTTCATAGAAGCCATCGCCGGCTGGGATCGGGTAAAATGTATCTTTCAAGCACCTGCACCAGCCTGACTCTTTCCCCCATGGTTCAAGCTCAACTTTGACAAGCCTTTCAGTCGAGTCGACAGAGACGACTGTACCAAACGAAAACGGGGATACTGGTAGCATCCCTGCAAACTCCATTTTATTTTCAGCAAAGAGGCTCAACCGAATCTGCCCCCCTCCTCAATTGGTAGATTTGTAAATGTCACTTCCGCAGTCAGACCTTCATCCCTGGAGCCCGCAATCACAATTTTGGGGGTGAAGTAAATCTGAGACAGCCCTTGACCGACACCATACAATGCAATACGCCTGTCGTTGGACAAGCCAGGGAAGAAATCCGTTGGAAAGCTTCCGTAAATTTGTTGTCGGGACAATTCTTGCAAAATGCTTCTTGCCCGACGTTGAGCTTCATCACGTGTTATTCCGGGAAAATAGTACCTCATCACATATTTGTGTCCAAAAGACGATCCGGCAAACGACGCCTTTTCTACAATTCTTTGCCCCTTTTTCTGTCCCGCTCCGCTTGTTTTAACCCCTCCTGGAATATACGAAATGACTTCGACAACCAGATTTCGAGCAGCATTGGGGGCTCGTTCTATCTGGAGACCTGAAACGATGTTGTGCCCCCATGTAAATGGAATGGGATCCTTTTTATAATTGGGAAGCATTTCACGAGGGCCATAATACCACTCAGTTCCACGAACCTTTGTCGTGAAACCATCATTCTGAGCCAGATACAGGGACAGATCCCAGTGAGAAACCTCTCTGTTCACATTGGCATGATCTTCATTCAGGTACTCCCCGACCAGGGCTTCTGACTCGATTGGCACAACTGGTTTAAGACCATGAAGCAACGCGAGCTGCTTAAAGGCCGCCGTACTGGTCAAGTTCTGCATTTTTACGCTCTCTTTAAAGTCGAAAGGTTTCGCTGCATAGGAACGTCCGTATAAAGTGACGACCTCTCCCTCAGTGTCGTCGAAGTTCCATACAGGATAATCCATGTCGCCCTCAATGAGGAGATCCGGCTCCCCTTCCCCTTCAAATCCAGCTTCGATGCGAACTTTTGCCGTGCCAAAAACCAAGTCAGCAGATTTTGAGCTACCGCTGTAAAGCAAAGGATCACTCGGCGTATCCGTGACTTCCCAGGGCAGCTTCACGTCGAAAGAATCGACGGCACCGAGTCCATTTTGCTCGACTTGGAAAGAAATCCAATTTTGCACCTTGACCCCGTTTATCGTGATATTCACAATAGGCCGGCCGTACCCTCGGAATGGTCCTGACTTGCTGACTTTATCAAACATACAGCTTCACTCCGATCTGGAGCCTATGCGGACCATCTTTTAGGGCTTGCTGATTTTTTGGATTTCCTGCGATTTCCGGCCATTTATTCGGGTCGTGTTTGTACCTGGCAGCAATCTTGGATAAGGTGTCACCAGATTGGACGACATGCGTTGTCTCAGTTGAAGCTGCCGAAGATGTAGAGGACTGAGCTATTGCTTGAGCTGCTTTATCGATGGAGTCTGCTTGACCAGGACTGCCCGCTTTTAAATCAAATACCCGCTCCAGTGTGATTGTGAAAGGAATTCTCTTGTCAGTTTTCACGTCGGGTAGAAATTCTTTGATGACGACAGGAAAATTGAACAAATCTGTTGTGAATTGGATGGGTTTTCCTGCCGTCCTCAAGTTTCCGACTTGCAGCATACGCTGATAAGCATCTTGGCCAATAAAAAAACCGCTCCAGGTTATAGGGCGGTAGTCTGCTCCCATGTATTGAACTGAACGCGCTCCTCCGGGGAACTTCCGGATCGCAAAGAATGTCTCCCCGCCAAGGTTTGCCACATCTGGCTTTTCGAAGTCACGAAGAACAATTCCACCGAGAGATACACGCATCAGTCTATTCCTCCTCCGATACTACCAACCGTCAGTCTGCCTTTTTTGTTATTCCTGCGCAATTCAGCAAGGGTCTTTTTGGCTGCTTTATCTGCCACTCGGTTTGCAAATGCTTCCTGATCCTCTCCGGGTTGCTGATGGGCTTCGACTTTAACCAAGGAACCGCCGTTTTGAATAACCACTCCATTACCACCGTAACTAGAAGATGGTCGAACCGCTCTGCCAGTAGCATAATCATTGTTTCTGACAGCATTTGCTTTGTTTCGGTCTAAAACCATTTCCCCCTCATGCAGCTCTGCAATGTAACCGTCGAACGGTACATAAGGAAGGCCGCTTCGGTGGGATCCATTGATTCGAATGTCACGAACCATCTGTGCCTTCTCCTGGAGTGACAAGGTCGAATCTTTGTTGATTTCTAAGACCTGCTGCTCTATTTCAATCCGGTACTTCTGGTCGGTTAGTCTATTCAGGCTACTTTCAGCACTACTAACCATCGCATTAAATTGATTTTGTAATTCACCTGCGTAATTTGTGCCGGCTATCTTATCAAAGACGGTTAATAGAGCTGTTACAATCGGCATTACCCTTGTCTTAATCAGGCTCGCTATAAATAGGAACCCTTCATACCCTAGCTTCTGTAAAGTCACAGTTGATTTTTGAGTAACAAGTACGATCTGTTCCCATTTTTGATAAAGGTGGGATGCACTGACAAAAACACCGACAAGAGGAATTGCATAGAGAACGCCACTAAAGGCGCCCATGTTCTCCGTTAACTCTACTGTTTTCCGGGAGATTTCATCCCAGTTTTTAATAAGGAGATATGTTCCCACGGTGAGAGCAGTTACACCGGCAATAACCAATCCAATTGGATTCGCTGACATAGCAGCGTTTAACCCCCACTGAGAGACAGACCACAATTTGGTTGCTGTATTCACGATGCCGATGGCAATCCCCCATGCTTTCGTAGATACTGTAATGGTTTTGGTTACGATTTCAGCTGCGACGATGTACGTTTTATAGGTCAGTACGCCATAAGCAACACCCTGTACAATCGGAGAAATAATACTCCAATGCTCACGGACGGCTTTTGCTGTAGTGAGCACCATTTGGCCCGCTCCCATTAAAGGAGCCATCCAGTTTGGCGCTTTCCATACGAGGGACTCATAGGCTTCTGGATCGTTGCCGTCACGCACCTGCTGACGATAAAAACCGAAAAACTGCTCGATTTGCGTTTTGTTGGTACTGAGCCAGCTACCGAGTCTTTCAAGCTGGTACACGGTTTCGTCAGCGACAGCCGCAAAAACCGGAGCAACATTGGCTTGATACCAATCGACAACGGGTGCTGCTGCGTTTTTGACGCCATTCCAGACTGCCTTTGCATATGGCTCGATCGAATCCCAGTTTTCGTAGATGAGGTATGCTGCTCCTGCCAGGGCAGTAATTCCCAGTGAGGCTCCAAGTGAAGCTCTAATAACTGTGCTCATTCCAATTTGTGCTGCTTCAAGTCCTGTTCTTAATGCCCCAAAAGCTGCGACCCCGACCAATGCAGTACCGGCAACCGTTACAAGCGCACTCCCTATACCAGCAATTGCAAACATATATTTACTGACTTGTGGGTGCTCCTGAAAGAACTCGGCTGCTCGTCCCAATTGGTTGTTAATTTCGGCGAAAAATTTAGTTCCTGATTCAAGTAATGGCGATCCAAGTGCTGTCATGAATGTGTTCCATGCTTCTCGCGCTGTGTCCAGTACCTGGTTGTAATTCTCCATTTGAAAACGCACGCGATCTACCAGCGATAGCTGGTTATCTACACCTGACATTATTTCTTCTAGTGAGCCTTCACCAGTTCTCAGGAGTGTATAAGCCGCTCGTCCTCCTTGTTCTCCAAAAACCTTATGGAAAAGCTTGACGAGTGTATCTGTTCCCATTCCATTTTGAGCTAGTTCAAATTGACGCTCAATTTCTTTTTCGTCCATAATCAGAGTCCCGCCGGCGACTGTCTTACGTAATATTTGGGCAATATCTAAGGCGGATTTTAACTGACCACGCGGATCTATGTCGTAGTCCAGGAATACGGACCTTCCTGCACTGTCCAGCCATCCGACTTCGGCCATCATATCCGTTTGCCGCTTGGTTTGTGGAACCAATCGTTGCAAGAAGTTTCTTACATACGTACCAGCACTTGATCCTTCCGCCGTCTGGGTTCTTGTGAGCGCAACAAGGGCCGATGAATCCATAACCTGTTGATACTTATCCCTTGTTCCCCACATTTGAGTAGCAACCCCAGCCATGTTCCCAAGTCCACGGTTGATGTCTTCCGAGTTTGCACTCGATGCAGCAGCCACCTTCGTGATGATGTCAGCTGCCCCTAACATCTGTTCACCGATTAACTGAAAGCCTGCCCTCGTTTGCACCATAAGTTCCGCTGCTGCTGACGGGGCCATTTTGTTAAGCTGTGCGAATTTGATTGTAGCTTCAGCTGCTCCATTGATGATGTCTAGGTACTGGATGCCACCCTTTTGCAGATCAGTAATAACCATTCCGGCATCAAGGTTGGAAAATGTAGTCTCTAAACCAAGGCGATTGGACAGATTTTCAATGACTCGCATTTTTTCTGCGATTTCATCTGCTTTGCTTGGGTCAAACAAATCTGTCCCGAAAGTTTGCGATCGAATCTCCGTCATAATTTCTTGGAGATTACCTGCCCTGTGCATTGCATCAGAAGCAGCATTACCTATGGCAGTCATTGCTAATGCTCCGCCTGCAGCAAACGCTCCACCTGTCCAGGCCATCGTTTTAAACGACTCCATCTTTTTCTGAACTTCATCGGTGGCGCCCTTCATCAAACCGAACTGCTTAATGATGCTATTCACACCACTACTCACGCGATCAGTCAAACTTAAAGCAATCGCAATGTCCAAAATAGTACCCACAATATTCACCTCCAAAGAAAAAAGCGCCCTTTAAAAAAGGCGCTTTAAACGGTATCTATATTATTTTTGTTTCAGGCCGCAATCTTTTCTTTCTTCATCCCACAATTGACATTCGTTTTGAATGCATTTTCCGAACTTACCAACCTTACCCTCTCTTAACGACAATGGAAAAGTAAAAGGACAGGCTTTGATAATCCCAACATCATCTGATTTCTTAATTCCGAACATTGACCCATCTCCTTCTGTTCAGTTTTGTCTATATTTTACATCATCTACCTTTCTAAACCCATCATTTCGATTGATAGGGCTTAGAAAGGCCCCCGATTACTCTTCGTTATCGGGGGAATCTTGCGTATTCCATTCATTTAGGACGATGATGGTGGCCATCAATGTGACCTCATCCATATCCATCGTTTCGTTATATGAAATGCCAGCCCCAGACGCCAGAGCTACGTTTACTCTGTTTCTGAACCAGGGCTCGCTTGCGAGTTTTTTGCGAGTTCTTCCAACTTCGCCTGGATTGCTGGAGGTGCAAGCCTCATTTCGAATTCTTCCCACTCGTCGTATTCAAAGTTGGACATCAACTCGAAGACCTCGCCAATGTTCGTGGGAATGTTTACTTTCTCCCCGTCAATAGCCTCGATGCTGACGACGGATGCGATGGTCATGGAAGTAAGGAGTCCACCGAAGTTCTGTCCGCCTTCCCCCATGCAAGTGGCAAGCAGTCGCTTTTCAATGAATTTATGCTGGCCTTTCTTTTGTCTTAATGTAATTACTTTACCAGTCGAAAGTTTAACGGAATCCATGAGGCTCCTCCTTTTTAGATAGGCACGCGTTTCGTTGCCTGCCAATTGATCGAGTTATTTACTGGCTTGTTATTTCCGTCTACATCGGCCTTGTAGCCATCGAAGGTTACACCGATGTATTTGTATTTCTTAACGGTACCGTCCCGATAGGTTCGAGTCGTAAAAATTACAAATTCCAGCGTATCCCCGGTTTCTTCTTGATACTTGATTTTGGCGTCTACGATGTCATCGTAAGCTCCATTCGTGTCTTGGCCACTGATGGCGCCCTTCCACCCATTCTGGATGACCTGACGAAATTCATCCTCTTCACCGATTGGGTTTTTCTTTTCTTCTGAAGTGATTTCCTCTTCAGACCACTTCAAAATTTCCGGCGACCTTTGCAAGACTTTACCATCAGAATCGGTAATCCCGATTACGAGTTTCTTTCCGAGCAGACCTGCCTGTGGCATTATTGATCCACCTCCACGTTTGTTCCGCCCATGAAGTTCAAAAGAATCCATTCGGCGGTGTTGTAGTGCTTCACTTTGATGTCCTCAATGAATTGGTCGATGTTCTTGGCGGAGTCATTGAAAACGATCGAGTAGGCCTCGATCTTGCTTGTTTCTTCGGCGTTTGTGGGCTGAACGAGTTTGTCAAAGAATGTTCTGGTGCGACGCTCAGCGTCATCACGCATTTTCTTTGTCATCGCTCTGCCCTGCCATGGAGCAGCGACCGCTTCGAGTTGCTTTTCAATCCAGCTATTCAAGCGACGCTTATTGGTTTTGCGGTTCTCATTGTCCGAGATTACAGCGCCGGCCACATCAGTTTTAGCCAGCGTGTAGTCATTCGCCATTCTCCAAGCCAACGATCCGTCTCCAGTTGCAGATGGCTTCAATTGGAATGCCGCAATCTGATGCTCGTACAGTTTGGAGTAATCATCGAAGCCTAATTCTTGATCAGCTCCCACGATCCAGCCGCACTCAACAGCCAGTCCAGAGTCCTCCACGTTTCCTTTTACATGTACGATTGCAGAGAGGCATGCGCCTGAAAGCCGTTGTCCTGTCACTGATCGGTAGTAGCCAAAAACCATTTGCCCAAAGTCGGAGTCGAAAGTATTGCGGTATGTTACAGCATCTTCCGCTGTTTGGGCTGTGTCGGTTCCAGTGTATGTCGTGCAGTTGTACTTCTCACCAAAGGTGGTGAGGGCACTATCTACTTCTGTACTGGAGTAGTTTACATGTGCGACGTCTGTCACGATATTTCCGATTACTTCAAGTAACTTCTGACCGGTTCGCTTTCCTGTTCCGGGATCATACGTTCCAATGCGATCGCTATCTGTTACTGGAGCTCCATTGGAACCGCCAGTCAATTGTGTTTTTGCTTTTACAGCCGGTATTGCATCGGAGAAGTCTGCGGCATCACTTTTCAGATCTTCAAATACAAAATGCCCGCTGCTGGAGTTGATGATCTTCTCCGCATATCGAGCACCTGAAGGGTCCATCGTCAAATTGTCGTATGTCTCCTGTCCGAAGTCGGAAACGAGGATTAACTTGAAAGTTCCTGCTGCCGTACCATCCAGCACTTCCGCTGTGAAGATATTTGCAAAATCACCGGGGCCAGCCTTTGGCTTGATCAGGGCTGTGTCCTTCGATGTGGCTTGACGATCTTTCAGCGTTAGGCTTGCTGTCTGGTGCCCTGCTCCCAGCACGCGGACAAATGCGGCCTTCTGGATCTTGGCATGTTTCAAATGGTCCAGCAATGCATTTCCGGCATTCGGTTTCGTTGTCAGACCCAGTATAGGAGCAGCTACCTCATACAGTTTTGTTGTAGGAGTCTCGCTGATCAGCACATACTGATTCACTGGGCCACGGTCAAACTCCCCAATAAATGCAGGAATAAAATCACTTGTTTTTATGTCGTCGCTTTGTGGTACGGCAAGCTCGTTTACATACACGCCAGGTGGGTACCCGGCCAAGGATGTTACACCACGCAGAATCATTGTTTCAACCTACTTTCGGTTTAAATTTCGATATATCAACGGCATTGACCACTGTCTCGGTTATCAGCTTGCCGGTGCATTGGTACGTTGCATCCACTTGGTACAGATCGGGCTCTCCCCTTGGAGGGATTGGTGGAGAAGCTAAGAAAATGTCCATCGTCTTCTCCCAATCGTCATCAGGAATGGGGATTTCGTTTTCTGTCTCGATGTACGCCATGAATGTAGTTGACATCCGCTGCGCGATTCCAGGTTTATTCGCAAAAAAGGAGACCTGAATGAGATAGTCGAACCTAGTTGACTCAGTGCCAACAGTGAACGTCCCGTCCGAATTTTTCTTGATGCCATGCGGCTCGTACTCTCTCATCAAAGCCTTCTCAGCTTTTCCGCTCACATACGAGATGTTGGCGGCCGGCAGAATCTTTTTAAACTCGATCGGATTGGGTGTGTCATCGCGAATCTGAAAGTTTTGTCCATGCACATGCCGTATCGCCTCCTGGATTGCTTTGTAAGTGCAAATCAAGGGGTCCCTTACGCTCATAACTGCCTCAACCCCTTCATTAATTCAGAGGTAACAGCTTCCTTGATGGCATCCTGGGACTCATGCAGGGCCGGACGCAGGAATGGGCGCTCTGGAATATTCTTCGGCGCGTATCCAAACTCATGGGCTGCAGCGTAGTCTGCCGGATCTCCCTTCCCCGGTTCAGCTCCGCCAGAAGCAACGCCGACATACATAATCCCTCTGCTGTTCAGATCGCTGTCATCTGTTGTGATGGCCTGGCGCAATAGTCCAGTGTCTACGAGTGGAGCATCAGCGCTGGATCCGACTCGCCAACCACCTGGCTGATGGAGCAATTTCAGCCCTTTTTTATTGAAGAAGCCTTTGTTTGGTCCAGATTTAACCGTAAATTTACGAGCCACTGTATACGGTTTGAGAGGTTTCCACGCCGTGTATGGACCAGATTCAGATTGGTAGGAGCCTAGTTTCTCCTTCGCTTTTCTCATTACCTTGGTAGCCCCGCGTTTTAAACCCCGCTTCGTGGCAGCGTCCACTTGCTTTGGTATCGAGTTCAAGGCTTTAAACAGTTCATCAAAGCCAGCCATCCTACATCACCGACCTTGCTTGACACTCTTTTATGATCAAGATGTCTGCCAATGAGGCGGGAGAAACCAGGATGATGTTGTAGCGTTCGTCATTGTAGACCAAAAAACGGCCTTCCTGCACCTGGCTCCTATCCCCTAAGTTGCTATCGTCGATGACAATGAAATCCAATAGTTTGATCGGGTTATCCCCTATAGGAGTTGCATTTTCATCGATTTGGTGCCCTGTTATGACGACCTTGATTCTCTCTTGGTGCATCTGAATCTCGTTGCCTTTGTCATCCCTGCCTTCGTCCTCTATCGAAAGTTTCGGGCGATTGATCATACCGTCTTTGGGAGTTTCCAAAATGACTTCTGATTCATACCCCTTCTTCCGGATATGGCGATCGATAATCTGTTGGACTTTTCCAGCAAGCTTGGTGGCATTCATTAGGACCACACCCCTAATGGCTTGGTAACGAGTTGCATATACCGCTCATGGCGCTGTTTGGCTATCGCGGAAATCTGATCGAAGTTCCCAAACTTGATGTCTAGCCCTTTTCCAAGTTTTAGACCGCTAATTTCTGCGCCTTCACGCACAATGCTGTCCAACAGTTTCCACATGGAGTAATCACACAAAAGCGAAGCGTCACGATCAGGTATGGTCTCCAATGTGTGATCACCCAAATATGTGAATACGAGATCAACCTGTCCTGTCGGCGTTGCGGAAAGGAAAAGGGTACGCTCGAAAATGTCGTACCCCGCTAAACCGCTTATCCACGTTTGGTAATCATCTGGCAGTTGGTACTCTGTGACGCCTGACAACAAAGTGAGTTTCCCTCTTAGTTTCTGAGGACGGTGCCTCGAATAGTCACCAACTGCCTCTTTCAACAGATCATAGAGGTCTTCATCAAGAAAGCGATAGGGTTCCTCCTTGTCCCCTATTTCACTCCGCAGACGATTTATCAGCTTCTTTTCCTTTTCCGTCATCGGCAGCCGCCCCCGCTTTCTCCTTTGCAGAGGAAGAGGCAGCCTTTTTGCTTGCTGCCTCCTTTTTCTCATCTGTTTTTGGCGCTACTGGATCTTCGTATGTCTGCCCAGGATGAATCATTTGGCCAGTAACTTTATGAATGAACGAGCAACCAGTGTTTACCTTCATGCAGCAAGTCCTCCTTATACGAATTTAATCGTGCGGTATGGTGGATTGTAGACAATACCGTTGCGATCAGTTACCAGTGGAGTTGCAATGCTGATTTGTTCCGTCGCATAGTATTGCTTCGCAGATGTCAGCTTGCCGGTTCCATCGTAGTAAGGTTCTGGACCTTCAATTTGCATGGGTGAGCCAACGCCAAAACGCGTTGCGTTGATTTTACCCAGAAGAATACGGCTATCTCCGGCAGCCCACGGTGCATTGATTTCACCGAGATTCAACCCGTTACGATCAGCGAACCACATGCGACCCTGCAAAAGACGAGTTCCTTCAGGAGATGCCCACTTGTAGAACAGCTCGGAAATCTTCAGGTTAACCATCGCGTTCAGGCTTCCGATCGCGAAGTCAGGAGTGACGTATCGGGGTGCGGATCCCATGTACGCTTTTTCGTAGTCAAAGCGCTCCAGCAAGCGATTGAAGTATTTCGATGGATCTACACCGTTTGGTACGGACAAATCAAAGAACGAAACATTAGTTGCATAGCTGTAAGAGATTGTTGGGCGGTTTGTTGCGTCTACGCCGGATGCTGCTGTGAAGTATACTTTGCCCTTTTCAAAGTCCACTGCGTAGTCGCCGTTCTTGATTTGACCAGTAACAGGATCCCAAGTGCCTCGTGTAAGGGTTGTTGCACCCTTCTTTGCCACAATGTTGTTTGCCACTGCAATTTGTTTTTGGCCAGCAGCGTCAATGGACTGACGGTTACGTGGGCGTACGATCGTTGGCACCAGCTTAGGATTGTACGAACCGGCTGCCTGTCCGCAAAGCAGTTTGACGACAAACGCAGCGTTGGAGCCAGCAGGAACGTTAGATGCATTCGCTTCTTCGATTTCTGTAGCAGCTACAGCCTCACCGCTGACAACTTTCGCCTGGTATTCGTCAGCTACATGAAGCATTTCCAAGCTGAATCGTTGGTCCAAATAACGTTGGAAACGCATTGGCAGGTTCGCCAGGTTGCGTGCCAAAACATCGTAACGGAATGGACCAGACTGCATTTCGACCATGGCTTCTTTCGTTACGACAGTACCGCGCTTGATCCATTCAGCGCCGAATTCCAGCAGCGACGTGGTTGCGCCTTCTGTTGGAATGCCGTCGAGCTCGCCCACAACGAGGTCGTCCTGCGAATACAAGTCAGTGGACAGGATTTCCACTGGTACTTTGTAAGTGGTTCCGCCGAACCCTTCAGCCATGACCAGCTGCAAGAAGTTCAGGTCTTGCCAGGATTGAGTCATCAATGCATTGCTGATGATAGCTGCTTGTGCGAAGTCACCAGTGGTGGATACAGCGGAATCTGTAATCGCACCGCCATTGATGGCTTCTGCAGAATCCGCAAGACTCTGCATGTATTTTTTGAATTCTTGGTTGTTCTCACGCTCCAATTGTTTCAGGGCGCGATCCATGATTGCCAGGTTTGCCTTTCTTAATTCGGGATCAGGGATAGCGCCTGTCTTTGAACGGATAACATCATCCATTGCCGACTGAAGGTTATCGACGATTGGTCTCCATGGTTGGCCTTCAGCGCCCACTTGTACGCCTGGTTCGATTACAGCTGCGCGGCCAGCTTGTGGAACGCCGAGAGCGCCGAGTCGTTGGTCGATTACCAGAGAGTCAACAAAAGCCCGCTCGCGCTGAATGAAACTATCGACTTCAGCAGCGTCTGTGATGACGGATCCCTTTTGCATTAAGCCGTCCTTTACTTTTTGGTCATAAGGCAATGCGGTTACGGCATCGGTCAACGCTTGCTGAGCAGCAGCTTTCTTTCGCTCTGCTTCTTCGCGTTCTTCACGTTCTGCTTTTTCACGGCGCAATTTATCCAATTCATCTGTAATAGCCGCCGCGTTCTCCGCTTTTTCTTTCAGTTCAATTGCTTGGTCGCACATGACCATGTCTGCGTGTCCAGGGTTTGCTGCTTTCCAAGCTTTCAGTTGGGATAAAGTCATTTGCAAAAAGTTCACAGTGTTTTCCTCCTTGGAAATGGAATCGAGAATGACCGATACAGCTGCATCGGTTAAAGATTCGGGCGCACTGAATGCTTCCGGCTCTGCCGGGTTAAGCACCACGTCCCAGGTGTATAGGTTAAGCCGCTTGGCAACTCCAACGTTTTTTCCTTGTACAGTCGCTGTTACAATGTCTCCGCTCATGCGATTGGAAAAACCGATCGGTAAGCCGGCATCAAGCATTGCTTGCACCTGTTTACCCATGTCTGTGGCCAGTGGCTTGTATTCGGCCCATACCACTCCGCTCTCATCAATGCTGGCATCGCGAAAGACAACAGCTTGATTGGGAACACTGGAATCAAAAAGCACCCGTCCATCTGCGCCTTTGTAACTGCGCGGGTGTGGGTGCTCTCCAGCATGAGGGAATCCTGCTGCTTTCAGTTGGTCCAATGCTGGCTGATAGACATTCTTTGGGTAAAGGCGGTTGTTTCCGTTTATGGAATCCACCCGGGAGACAGGCTGCCGATACCATCCAGACGGTTTTTGTGTGGAGTCCAATATAGGAACTGCTCGAGACAGACAAACATCTTTTGTTTCTCCGGCGCTGTCAGTCAAAACCGCGAGTTTTACAGAGTCAGTAGCTACTGTTACAGTCGCATTCTGCACTGTAAATCCAAGGTTTGGCTTTTCTGCCTCCTGCTCTTTGCGTGCGGCGTACTCAACGTCATAGTAACCAAATTCTGCTCTGCATTTTGCTTCAACCGCTTCGTAATAGATGCGGCGGTCTACCTCCGTCAATGGCGTGTTGGCCAGACTCTTTTTGATCGCGAGCAAAGCGATCGCACTGGTAGCTTCCAAGATTTGTTTCATTAATGGATCATCTGCCAGTGCATCTTTCATGGCTTCATCTTCGTTCCCTGCGGTGAAACCAATTCCAGAAAAAAACTGCATGTCCGTTGGATAACGGAATTTCATTTTATGCCGTTTCACACTATTCCTCCTTTCACATTCTTGAACAGTCGCGCTTGCTCTATGGTTTACAATTGAGATCACCCCTTTCGCAGAATCAACTTTAGTCAGCTGGTAACAGCGTGCATCGACAACGAGGATGCCCTGGTATAAAGGGATGGTCATCAATCGGATAAACCTTTTGATGACGCTCCATGCAGGTTGGGCATGTGCGATCGTCGATGACAGCAAACCATTCTACTTTTTCGAATCCAGCGTCTGTATATATGCGCTTCGCGCTTCGATTGTAGGACCAGGAGAGCTCAGTACGGGCAATCATCTCAGCTCGAATCGGATTGATAATGATTGGTTCGATTTGTTTCATAAGCCCGCGCCAACCGATATTCTCCTCAAATCCTTCAGATAACACCTCGCGAATTTGATTGCGGGTGGTCTCCTTGATTCCGCGAATCCTCTCGCTGGATGCCTCCAGCAAGTCTGATCTGATATCGTCCTTGACTATCCTCGGCTTGACGAATACTCCTTCTTCCGGCTGACCATTCTGCTTCTTGTCTGCCACCAACATGGCAGCTCGTTCTGCTCCCATCACGCCGGAAAGAGTCATCCATTTCACAATGCCGGCCTGATATTTGCCTTGCTCCTCATCCCAAGCTTCATCGAGAACTGACAGGAGCATTTCTTCAGAAAAATCCAGTAGCGCTGCATCAGTCATCCCGGACTCTTCCCGCTCAGTCATTTTTCGGTGAACGGAACGAAAAAAACGAAGGACAGTTTCCTTCGCTTGGTCTTCCTGGTTTTGGAATGCCGGTCGGTCAGCAAGAACTACATCCGTTACCGGTTCTTCATCCTCTTTCTTGGATTTATCCAATGGTTTAGCCAGGCTTTGGACAACAGATGCTACATGAGCCTTTTCTTCTTCAATTTGGGCTATCATTTCCAACGGATCTTCAATATCGAAGTCATCTGCAATCTCCTGGACGGCTTTTAGGCGTGTGATAAGGACATCTCCACCTTTTGCTCCACGTGCATTCTGCACTCTCTCCAGACGCTCCGACGCTGTCTCCATCGATTTTTCAGTCCACACAACGTCATAGATGATTGATTCCGGATTAATACCGGCGAGCAGGAACTGCAGGTCAATTAGTGCGCGGTACCCGGAAAAGGGGCCGATGTCTCCATACTCCAGTGTGTCTGTCATGTCATCCAGCGAGTGTAAATACTGCGGATACTGCACCTTTAGAATATCCCGGTTGATGTTTTGCCCAGATGTCAGGATTGTCTTTGGTACCCCCAGATTAAGCCACAGCAAGTCATCGAAGTATTCGATATCCTTCATTTCAGACAGATTGGCGTCGGCTTCGATAGCCTCGACCTTTGCCGTTCCGAAGAAATCGCTGAGCAAATGGGAATTTGGAGTAGGGTTTCCAAACTCGTCAATCAATCTGTTCTCCCGAGCGTACTCAATCACATCCTTCATTTGCGTACCGTCCGGAAAGTGGTGGCTATTTTTTTGCACGGATCTGAACTCGCGCCTGATCGCTGCCGCCATTTCCATCTTTTCGAGAATCTTGTACGTTCTCCGCGCTGAAGCGTAATGGGATGTTCCGTAGTGCTCGGTCTCCTCCGCCAGCCAACGTATGTGATTCATTTGGAAAAGAGCAAAGTCAGCTCGTGATTTGCTCGGCGGTCCGATCTCCATTAGAGAGTTGATTTGTGTTAATGGGTCTATCTGGCTGAAGGCTCTTTCTGGATCAGGAAATTCGCCATATTGATCACTGTTTCGTTTCATGGTTAAGGCAGGCGCGCGTTTTACATCCAGCACAAGGCCGGCTTTCAAATCAATAACCGGATTAAGGAATACGTCTCCATCACGCAATAAAGCACGCAGGTGTTCTTCTGATTTGACGGATAGCTTTGTACGCCTCATGAAATTATCTACGACTTGCTGCGCGATGTTTGCTCCCGGTGTCAAACGTTTAGGAGTCGATTTCCCCTGCCTTTTCAGGTGTGTTCGATGTGCTTCGCTCCCCTGCACAATTACCCTACAACCTCCACGCGTTGCGTCTGCGGCGATACGGTGGTTTGTCATTTTAAAGCGAAGATCTTTCTTGATCAGCTCCCGAATTTCACGAATTGTTGTGATTCGGTCGGCTGACACCCTAAATTGGTCGAAGATATAAGTGGGCGGCGACTCTGCGTATGATGAACGCTTGTCATCTTGCTTTTCGATAGCCTGCTGCTTAACCTGTAGCCCAAAGAAATCCAGCAGTTTGTTCTTGATATTCACATTCTCACCTCCTTATCCAAAAATTGCTTTAAAGTCAGGCATGATGGAGAACCCGATAGGCTTTATGCTTCCGCGATGCCTATGCTTCCGCATTTCCCAGCCGATCATAGCCCCGAACAGAATGTCATCGTGGCAGCCTGCCTGGTGCTGGGCCTTGCCGTTTTTCTTCACAAACGTTCGCATCTCGCCAAGTAACCGTCGGGACTTTATCTTCACTTCGCCATCTTTGTAGGCTTGGCGGAACTCTTCAACCAGGATGGCTCTCGTTTTCAATGTAGTTGGCCAGCCCGGGCGCTTCTCCACATTCCCTTTCTGATCGTAATCCTTGTGTTCATACAGGTTCGCGTAGTCGAATATCTGGATGAGCGCAAGGAGAACCGCGTGCCCATGGTTGTTACGCTCTACGCCAAGCAATGCATTGTTGTAATGGCGGCCATATTGATTCAGGATCTCTGCAAACTCAAATGGCTCGGCTTTGATCTGCAACTCAGCGACTTGTTCCCCGGTGCTTCGCTTCCAGATGAGGTAGGTAGAAGAGTCGGTATCTTTGTCGTCCAAACCTTCGGCGACGTCAGCGCCCATATCGTAGAGCTCATCTTCCTGCGGGTCTTCCCAAATCAAAACAGCACCGTCCATTTCCTCGCGGATTGGTTCCGGTGCATTAAGCATTTCCTCTTGAATTTTCCGCTGATCAAAGATTCCTCTTCCGGATACCAGGAACGCTTCTTCAGGAAACGACGGATACTCCTGCTGAAACAGCTTCACGTCGCCGTCACACTTGTTACGGATCGTCGATCGGCGCCACTTCAGTTGCTCCAGCTGCAGGTTGAATCGGCTTTGCAGAAACTTCTCTTCTTCATCCAAAGATGCTGCAAAATCCAGCATTTCCTCTTCGAAATCGAATTCCTCACGGTATGACGGAAATTCATGCCAGGCGAAGAACAACGGGATAAAGTCGTTCTCCCCCTTCTCGGCCTTCTCCCACATCTGCTGATAATGCTCCCCGATGCCGTTCGCCGTGGATTCTATAATACAAAGTGTGCCAGCCGCGTCTGACAGGGAGTTCATCAGGGCAAGCATGTGCTTGGACTTCTTGTTCTCTGGCCACCACGCCAACTCTGAGATGTGCGCGTAATGGATGGTGCCTGAACGAGCCAAGACGTTTGCTTCTGCGGAGTCTACCGTGATTTGTGACTTCAACCCCGGATTCTTCTGCCGCAGTGATTCCAGCGCTGTCGGGTTCTCAAATGTTAGCTTGCGGGAGTTGTTCCGTTTCCTCATGGGCTTGTACAGCGCTGGCACGTAATCGTAGTACGTTTTGAACATTTCATACAGGTTTTCGGACGCCTTGGAGTCCTGAGCGACGATAAAGCTATTCTTTGCTTCCTGGGTAGACGTCAGATAGTAAATGATCGCCTCGGTTACAGTAGAGAATCCCATCTGCCGTGCCTTCAGGATGATGATTCGTACGGGTTTCCCATTCTGCATCCGTTCGAAGACCAGCCGAGCAAAGCGCTTTTGGGCCTCGTTAAGCGAAAAAGGAACGATCGCGCCCTCTTTGGTCTTGATCTTCAGGCACCGAGTGGCAAACTGCTCGAAATCCTTAAGGATGTCGTATGCTTTCTTTCCCTTCTTTGCATCCTTCTTGGTCAACGCATCGATCTTGGCGCGGATTTCCTTCGCGAAATTAATCATTGAGGAACTCAGTGCCTTCCAGAGCTGATTTGTCTTCGTCCAGACCAAGCTCATTGATCTGCTTCACGACGTTGACCTGCTCCATCTTCAACCTTGCCCTTGCTGCCGGACCAATACCCAAAGCCTTCATGGTTTCCCGCACAGATCGCTTCAATTCGTTATAAGTGCTGACCAATGGCTGTGAGGATAGCTGCTTCTTGCGCTTGTCATGGATGACCATGCCCTCCACGGAGAAATACATCTCGCATAGCGCGATTGCAGCCATATCCTTTGCCAGTACCTGTACCATCATCAGGTCTTGATCGTCGATGTATTCCAGGTCCATAACCCCTACCTCGATATTCCGCTGAAATTCTGCGAGATAGGAACAGTCAGCACCTTTCTTGAAACGATCACAAGTCTTTTGTTTCACACACTTCACACACGGGTGCAAGCCGGATTGGAGGAACCCAGGCACACCATGCTTGAGGTTTGGCGAGTCTGGGCGATGCTCCATCAAGGCTTCTTTTTGCTTTTGCTTGCCTGCTTCTGTCTTGGCTGCCATGCTTATTCACTCCTTTCTATGGCTTGCAGATGCATTTTAGCGATTTTAGCCATGAAATTAGCGCGTTTCCCCTTCCGTGGGTGTAAATACATTGCTACGGTGCCAGTCAATCTAATTTGATGGTTATAGACGGTTTACAGTATATGGTCATGCCGTGTATGATGAAATTGCGATTCTCCGAGAAAGGACGTGACTCATGAAATTTCATGTAAATTTCGAGATCACGGCTGACGCAATCAAAGCCATTTTTTATGGACTTGCATTGCTCGGAGCCGGGTTGTACATCTCTCTGTAAGAAGAGGGGCGTACAGCCCTTTCTTAATTACTGCCGCTACTCCCAAACCCATCTTCCCCGCGCTCTGTTTCGTCGAGCTCATCGACTACTTCAAACTCACCCTGCAGCACACTGGCAAGAACGCCTTGGGCGATCCTGTCACCCTTCCCGATCACGTAGGTCTGCTTGTAGAAGGAATCATCTTTTCTGTCAGACGGGACATAATCGGCAGGCTTGCCATCGATGCCGAGTAACTTGAAGGTGGCGTCAAACATGATCTTGCCGTTCATCACGCTGGAAGGAACCAGCTGCGCAATGTTATCGATAAGGACGCAAATCTCACCGCGATAGCCCGCGTCACATGTGCCAGGTGCGTTGCTGATGCGAAGCTTTGTCTTTTCGCTGACACCGGAACGCGGCCTGACCTGCAACTCGTGTCCTGGCGGGAGGGCGATGGCTATGCCTGTGTGGATCTTCACCGACTCTCCCGGCGCGATGACGTAATCTTCGATTGCTCGCAGATCAAATCCTGAGTCCAGTTCCTTGGCGTATTTGGGCACAACTGCATCAGGATGTATTTTTTTCAGCTTGATTGTCGGATTCATTCCCAGCCCTCCATTTCTGCAACGTGAAAGACCAACTCGTTGGCCGTTTCTATAATACGCTCGTCCTGCAGGGTGACGAACAGCCCAGTCTGCCCGACCTTCACACCGAAGAAAAATCCAACATCACCGGCATCGTCTGTCTCTTCAACCAGGAAAAGAGGAACTTCGAACCCCTCGATTTCATGTGTCATGAGAACGGTCCCTATGGGTTTGTCGAATTGATTGGAAATGTCTATTCCGACCTCTAAGAATCGATATTCATTCCCTCGGAATGTAACCGTCAATTCATCGTGACTGATGACGCTCATTTGATCTCCACCTTTCTGGCAATAAAAAAAGACCCCGGTTGGAGTCTTTCGATTTCGCTATGCAGTTTGTTCGTATTCCTTAACGATCTTGTAAAAGGTTGTCTTTTTCAGATCGAGAGTTGTCATGAACTGAACGGCTGTGATTTCTTCGCCCTTCCACTTCGGGTAGAGCGCTTCGAATTGTTTCCGCTGTTCTTTGGTGAGAGCATCCAGTGTTACCTTTGGGCGACCGAGATGTTTTCCATTCTCCTTGGCAATGGCAATTCCCTCGGCTTGCCGCTGCTTGATTTTCTTACGCTCCTGTTCAGCCACATAAGCCAGAAGAGCGAGGAATTGATCCTCCATCAGTTTACCCATGTCACCCATGGCTTTGAATTTCCGACTATCAAATAGAGTTTCGTTCTCAAGTACTACGATGTCTGCATTTCGCTCCCGTGTGATCCACTTCCACTCATTGATGATGCCGTCATAATCCCGGCCTAGTCGATCGAGCGCGTCGATATAGATCAAATCACCTTCACGGATCATGTCCTTCATCGCTTGGTAGCGCGGACGGTTGAAATCCTTACCGCTCTGCTTGTCGATGAAAAGGAATCGATCTTCAATTCCCAGATCCATCAGCTTTTTTACCTGGCGTTCTTCGTTCTGGTCCTTTGACGATACACGAGCATACCCGAGTTCCATATCTAAATCCCCCCACAAACTTATCTCTTACCCAAATTATAGCAAGAGCGTTCGTAAAGGTAAAGCGATTATCATGAACGTTCGTATAATATTTTAAATACCTTTAGGAACTATCTTCGTCTGTTCTTTCGAATCTCCCGTAAGGTATACGTTTGCGAACGCTTCATGATGGGGTAACCAGCAGTTAGGTCATCATTCTAATCCGGCAGCCGTATGTATCGGTTCAGCCGCTTTTTTGTGCCCGTTTTGTTCCTTGGTATCTCTCTAGTTACTATTAGAAGCAATTTGCTAGAAGGGAACCAAAAGAAGCGACCGACCGGGAAAAGTGCCATCCGCAGGGGATAAACGCAGGATTCCCACATTCCAGATTTCCCTTTAAAGATTATTTGCGAAATGAGTATAACCATATCAATGGGTGCAATTTTACCGATCTGCCCCACTAAATAATAATCATTTATCAGAGGAGAAGAAAAAATCATGATTAAACCAAAGAAGCTCGCCGAATCGGACGAATTCATTTACGAAAAATTGCATTGGGAATACAACCCTGACTACATCGTTCACCGCTGGACATCCAAGGTGAGTAATGAGCACGGATTTATCATGTTCCCAAAGTATGTTGATGGACAGCTCGTCACGAGATTCTTTCGCGGCCAAACCGAGATGAGTGTAGCATCGGACGAGTTCATGTCCGTTGTCTTGGCTGAGATAATGAGCGAGCCCTATTGATGGGGCTTTTTCATTTTTGTTCTGTCACGAGTCCCTTCGACCGCAGGAATTCAAACTGTGCCTCAATAATGAGTTTGATGTCATCGACGGAGATGATGCCTGATCCATTCTTGATGAGGTATTCCTGGATGAACTCCGCCTCTTCATCTTCATCGATGTAGTCGGGTTCAGGATCGGGAAGCTTTTGGAATCTGGGGACCTGTTGCCCGTCATGCTCGACTGTTTCATTAAACATAGTCAACGGTCTAATCCATGATTCTCCCGTTTCGCAGGATTGATAAACGACTAGGTCCTCCAGTGTTTCAGAATGTCGTGCTGTTTCGAAAACCTGATAAATACCACCTTTGTAATGCTGATAGAGTCCTTGCATGCTGTCACGCTCTTTTCCTCAATGATTTTGCTTTCACAGTAACGCTACTGCCCTGCACTGGCGTTTGTATATAGAATAAAGAACATCACCAGTAGTCCGATGGCTGTATCCTTTGGGTGGCGTGGGTTGAATGCTGTTTTTGATGTGTTCATGGATGAGCATTTTTTGCCCGAAAAGTGTTCACGCATGAACACAGAGAATGAGGGCTTGGCGCTTAGAGCCTCAACGCTTCGTTGCGCTTTGGATTCTGGCGACCACCTTTGAGAAAATCGATTAAAATCGTGCTGGTTTGCTTCTTATGTCAAAGATCATCCCAAACAACAGAAACCACCTTGCATTTTCGTGATGACCTCTCAGAATTTCTATAACAGAAAGGACCAGCATGATTTCCAACGCCCTATCTGATATCGTCAACAAGAAACGGCTGATCATTCACCATCGCCCCCTTCCCCAGAATCTTCAATTTCCTGACTGAATAGTTGCAGTAGCTCTGGTGCAGGTTCCTTCCCATTGATCGCGTACATTGGATTGATGGCCCATACTTTCTGGCCATCCTGCAGCTCGGTTTGTCTAATCACCTTTTTATCCGTCAGGTTCTTCACGTGCCTCCTGGCGGTTGAAAGAGAGCTCTTCGTAATCTTAGCCAGGTCATTGATTGATAATGGCGATCCGCGCCGTCCGCGTTCGTTATCCCCCATTAAGTAGTTGAAACCTTCTGTCGCATACAAGGCGATCCGAAAGAAAAAGACCAATTCATCGTTCGGCATGTTGTAAATCAGCCGCTTCACACGATGACTGGTCCTGAATTTAACGAATTTGATCCGGCGCCCTCCGCCCTTTCGGAAAACACGATACGTTTGGTCGCTTCGTAATAGGATGGTTTCCTGACGGAGGATTTCGCCGGTGTCTTGATCCACATAACGTTCATCCATCCCTTTCCACCCTCCTTGTAAATCTATACTTGAACACCGCTCGTGAGCCGAATTCATCCTCACCCGGGATAAGGCCTTTTTATAGGTTGGATCCGAGGTCTCTTTCAGCTGCCCAGCGTTGAACAAAAAAAGAGCCCAAAGGCTCTATTCATTCATTACTTTGAAATTCCGAAATTGCTCGCTCAATCTATTCCCGTCCCATTCTCTGCGGTTCGCGCGACTGAAATTCTTCGCAAGGATAACTTCCCATTTGTCAATGGCGTTTTCAGCATTGTAGTAATAGGACGAGTCCTTAACTCGTTCGAGGACTCTTTTAACCTGGTTAGCAATGCCTTCTTTCCCGTTCTCAATCGCATATTCCAACATAAATTCATTAGTTGTGATAGACTCACCATGACCAGTAAGTTGTTGCTCAAGTTTCTTAGTCACAGCAGCAATAAGCCCAGTGATAAGGAAGTCCTCATCAATGCCTTGCGTGCTAACGAGTTCTTTGATTCTCGCTTCCAACTCTTTCAATTGTTCTTCCGCACTATCCGCAAAGAGTTCATTTACCTTAATGGGATAGCTCACCATAAATAGTAAGGTACGGAAGTCCAGTGTGGTGTACTCTCCAACTTCATGGTTCCATTGTTTGAGCGCATCAATAAACGCACTTGTTTGCTGAAACATAATGTTGATCCCCCCTTTATTTTCCTATTTTGATACAACGGAGGAATCTTGTCCAGAATTGAAAATCCCGCCCCGTTTCCAGGGCGGTAGTATGGGGGATAGTAGATGAGGCGAGCAATGCCCGCCGAACAAGGGGCAGGTGGCCAGAGCCTTCACCCTGCAGCACATTTGTCGGGGCTATCCCCGTATGTTCCCCTGTGCGCCGGGCACCACTACTTCCTCACTGGCCATTTTGCTTTAATACATGGCATTCGCACGCATACCACTTTATTGTCATGAGCGTTTGCCCACACGCAGCCATAGCATTTGTGGTCTTTTGGCAACTCGACGGTCGGTGTTGATTTAACGACCTTCTTAATAAATCTCATAGTCTCAGCCCCAATAGAAAAGCCACCCCAGAAGGATGGCTATTTCATCCCAGTATTTGTTTTGCAATGCTCCTGGAAGATTCGAAAATCATCTTCGGTAATTGATACGAACTTCACTTCTTCATCTTCGTTCTCAGGCGACTCCAATCTGAGAATCCGGCTTCTATTTGACGGAACCAAGAAGACGTATTCACTCCCGTCACATGCGCGCTGTGTCTCAGCCAAGTGGAATCCTTCGTTGATCAATCTGCTTGCCATGCGTTTCAGGTTCCTATCGCGCAGTTTGTTGAGCGAAGCCATATTTGATCACCTTCACAATTTTTCATGCTCTCATCATACCAGGGTTGACGTTCAATTTTGGTACAAGAAAAGTCTAGGTTTCGCTTAAATTTCGCCCAATGAAAAAGACGGCTAAATTACTCCAGCCGTCTTCAAAATGAACGTGACTTGATTGATTGCTCTGTTTTTATGGAAATCGTAAGTGCTCTTCGGCCAATTCAATACCATTTCGTAGATGTGTTTGTCTCTCTTTTGCTCGAAGTAGCACTTGGTCATTATCTCTTTGCCTTCCCACGTCAGAGCGCCCATGGCCCTTTCGACCGCCCTACACTTCTTTTCAAAGTCGAGGATCATTGCTGGGCGCTCTTCCCGAAGGATGACAGTGTTGCCTACCACATCGCCTCTTGTTCCCCGTCCGTCCAGGTCTCCCCGAGTCCCTTTCCCTTCAATGTTGGCCATCTCTATCTCGTTATAGTCATACTGTTCAGGGAAGTGCTTCTCAATCGTGAAGATTTCCACGGCTGCCTTGAATGATGGATAGGCTTTGAGCAAATTCCGTGCATTTTCCTTGTCTGCATCGGTCACGAAAAGATCCAGCTGTGCGCTCATTTGTAAAACTCCCCCTCATGGTAAGCCCGTGGTATAATAAAAATTGTCGATTTCACGTTAGCTCCCGCTGAGGGGGCTTTTTTTATGACTCGATCTTCTCTGCTGTCAATCTAACTAGCTTTTTGTGGTCATCATCGTACTGCTTTGCCAATAATCTAGCTAAATCACTCACTTGCAGTGGTTCTAATGCAATTGAGTTTGACCACGGCGCAAGTTCTATTGGCTTCTTGGTTTGAATGCATTCCAGTAAGATCGTTTTGACCGTGTCCAATTCCTTCAGATACACTGCCCTCTCAGCTGCTACTTCCTGAAACAAACGCTCAATATTGGACATGTTGGCATTGTAATCTTCTATGTAGACCAGCGCGTCCGTTAACTCTTCTGCCAGATACTCCAACCTGTCGGTGTTATTTCGAAGATGACCAGACTTGTCGATTGTATCCCCGTACTCCACAATGCCCTTTCGTGTTTGCCGATCTAGTCGGTCAATGATCGGCTGTCGGTAACCCATGGATCTGACCTTCTCGTCAAGTATCAATTCTTGTTCCTGGTCATATTCAAGCTTTTGTTCCATGCCATCCATCCCCGTTCGCTATTTATTTCTTATCCATTCGCTATGCTGCGCTATTTCAATAGCAACACTTTGTGTTAAGCAAGCTCTTTTTTAATTGCCAAGAACAGTTCTTCGCTGATTTCAACGTAGTCGACGCTACTATAGCACCCAAGTTCCAGATAGTACTTACTATCACGTTCAACGGCTTCTACACTGCCGTATTGATTGCTAAGGCCAAGGCTTACCCGATTCATATCAGCCCTCCTCATCACAATTTCTCAAGAGCCGCCGCTGAGCAGCCGACCGAACCAATTCCCCACACTTTCTGGGTTGTCCAGTACATATAGGGCAACGTATCCGTAAAATGTCCAGCTGCCAATGATGATAGCTACCACGATCCCGAAGAGAATCCAAAACAATCGAAACATCCGTTTCATTCTTCTATCGTGTTCTTCGAAAAAATTGCTTCTCAATTTGAAGCTCACTCCTTTCCAGAGTTTCTCTTATGTTAAATGGCGATTCCTTTCGCTTTCAGGAACGCCAGGCATGCAGCGTGTGCAGCAGTTGCGCCATGGGAAAATGCCTCAAGTTTAAATTGTCCGTCCAACTCCGTTCCAACGGTAGCCATATCGCAGCTGCCATGAAGAGATAGTTTGAACCCATACCTTTGCTTACGTGCCTCTTCAACCAGCACTCCCATGCCTTCCCAAGTGGTGGAGAAACGTGGTAAATCAAACCACATGTCGCTCTTCCTGTAGATCGTTCCTGTCGGATCAACATTCCATCCAAACGATTGACCGATTAGCTTGTCCAACTCACGTCCTGCTTGCATCCTGTTCCCCTCCCGGCGTTTTGTACCACACATTCCATATCAATCTGTTTTCCATAATGGTTCCGCCGCCACGTAGGATTGACTGCGATAGACCACTTACAATCAACGCCTGAATGGAGATCACATCATTTTCTGCGATAAAACTATCGAGTTCTTTTTTGGACTCTATAATCACAACTTTTGTACCGGTCATCCCGTTCCCCTCCAGTCATCGACAGCATAACCATTCCTGGCTGCAGGTATTGTTCTCCTGCGAGAACGTGTGTTACTGTCCGAGTCTCAACCTGTCCGGTATACTCGCCAGCCTTCGGGTCGTACTCTCGCAACAACAGCGCATCGCCAGGCTGATAGTTCCGATCATTTTGCCGGATCTCCGCAGTCTTGATGCCTGCCCGAACATCGCGGAAATGCTCGGGCCATGTTTTAAGGTCGTGGATCAAGTTGTCCCCTCCTATTGCATGATGACTACGGTTGTTACCGGCAGCCAAACGTTGTACATGTATTCCATCATTTCGTCGCTCTCTCGCTTGTCTGTCGTGATGACGGTGGCTGGCTTAATCGTGTGTGCATCTATTTGTTTGTACGGCTTGCCGCCGTGATTAATGATGTAAATGAGAGTTGCTGCTATTCCGACGATGCATCCCATGTTCCATAGGAACTTGAGAAACCATTTCAGCATCCCGTCACCTCACTTATCAAACGTAATGTTAAGTTAAACAGGTACGTACTCGTCACGAATTCGTTTTTCATGATCTTTCACTGATCTCTCTGCAACGCACGCCCTTCTCGCAATCGCACAAAGGAATTGCCACGACAAGCACTCTGTTTCTCTGAATGGCGCTTTCTTGATCACCCTTGTCTTTAATTCCGTGTCCACTTCAATCAGTCCGCACTCAGGAGGTATTTCTGCTTCATCTACAAGACCTTTTGGAGTAGCGAAATAGAAGTAATTTGAGAGCTGTAGTGCTTGCTCCCTTTTCTCTGGATGCTTAATTTCATGGAGAAAATCATTTCGACTAACCTTTATTTCATAAACGACTCTCTCGTGCTTTTTTGATGGGTATAAGTTGATCGCCCACGCATCAAATCTCTGCTCCGGATTAAACGGCTTTCTCTTTTTCAGGGCGTAGTCATAAGTTGAATAGCCTGTCCCTGCTCTTAACTCTGCAAAGAATGCCCACTCCCTGCCTGTTGTGCCTAGTTTGTCCGCACCATGCCGCTTTTCCAGTGCCAAAACAATATCCCGAGCCTTCATTTTCTCCCTCCCCATTTATCACATCGATTGGTTTGTTAACATCAGTCTTCGGACTGCGCAAAGAATCGCGGGAACTCGTCTCCATAATCCTTCTCCGCTGCTGCAATATGGTCCCTGACCGTTAACTCCAGCGGCTCTCCATCGTCCATAACGTACAGGGTAAACATCTCATCCATAGGGACTTCATGGACAAACACTTCAATGAACTCGTCATATGACATCCCATCTTTCAAATACGCCTCGACTTCAATCCCGAATACCTTGTGACCAACGCACCTGCCGATGTACCAATCAATGGCTCTATCTTTATCAGGAGCGATGATGTAGATGCAGCATTCTTCCCTGAAACGGAACAGCTTGTTTTGAACCATGATCCTCTCTCCTTTACAAATCGTGTGGTTTGTTCAACGAACTACTTTCCAATAGCCTGAATCGAATCTCTCTTGAGCTTCTTCATAACTTATTGCTTTACTTGATCCATCAGCGTATACAACGCGAATCTTACCTGTGGGAATACCATTTGAGTCTGTATCGAAAGAAACCAGCATATGTCCAACGCCTAAACTTTTTACGAATTCGCAACCGTCGATATCGTCAACGCAAAACATGTATATTGCTCCTTTCCAAAATAACTATAGTGTTAAATACTTCGTGTAATCATCGAATTACGCAGTAACGGCTTTCGCTTCCTTCAATTCAGTCTTCAAGATTTCAGCGAATATTGGTGCAACCACATCGCAGAATGCTTTAGCTTGTCTATCAGGAGACGTGACCAAGAGATCGTCATACCAAAACTCATCTGAGAACACTTTCCGTCTTTCATCGCTTGGCAACTCATGATAAAAGATTGAAGCGAACGCATCGTTGGACACTTCTCCATGGTCAACCAAATCCAACGCATCCCACAATTCTCTTGCTTCATCTGGTGATAGTTCCTCACTCAAAAATGGGTTTCGATTCCCGTCTTCTCTGCGTTTCTGGATGATTCGAGATTTCATATTTTCGACGGTTTTCTCCATGTCAATCTTTCCGTCACGCTCACGATCACAGATTTTTCTGTAAAGATAGTCTGCATCCTTCGAGCAAATGTCGATCAGAAACGATTTGAAGCAATCTCCGAAAGACGACCAGCGATACGAGAAATCACCACAATCGGTTTGTGCATTGAAAACACCGTCATCACTTATCGAGATAATTGCCCAAGCACAACGCCAATGGTTTCCGCCTTTCAATCGGATGTTATACCGCTCCATTGTGGATTTTCCAATGCTGTATTCCTGCATCTCTTTCACCCTTTACACAATTTGTTAATAGATTCCCGCAGCAACATTGCTAAGCAGTTTCTTCGCTTTTGCGGTGAATGTATCGTCAAGGTAAAATCGCATATCAGCGTACTTTCTTGGATTTGGATTGTCGAGTTCACTGTCTTGGCAACCTTCACGGTTCAGGTGGCGTTGAAATTTATATTCTGGGCACCACTTCAATCCACCCCACTTGATCCAAGGCTCGTCCGATACCTGAACACTTTGGATTTCTTTCGGGTACGAATCGTGGTTTTTTAGTACGAGTAGGTATTCCTCCAATTGCTGTTCCCATGTCTTATAAGAGTCTCCGAACATCATCACATGGTCCGGTGAAAACATGATCTTCACGATTTTTTTTTTCATGACCTTACCTCCCTGAGCAGTTTGTTAAATGAAACATGCGCATGGCACGTCTTCTTCCAGCTGCAAATCACCGAATGACAACTGGGACCCTTTGCGTTCGATTTCCTCTCTCAGTTGCTCAAGCGTGAATGGTTGTCCGTTGCGTCTCAGGATCGTATACGCATTTACCTCTTCACCAAACTTGCGTTCCATTTCTTCCTGATCCTTGTATCGTTCCGGCCACACCTTGTATAGCGTCCTGTAATGCTCAAATCCACCCTTGATGCAGCGTCCTCCGCAATTAGCGTGAGAGAATCCAAGGCCGTACATGCGCGGAATCTTGATTCCCCATTCTTTCTCAATCACTTTTTGGTAGTAGTCGTTGTGGAGGTTCGTTTGCCCTTTGATGTGAAGTTTGATCAGAGGGAACCTGCATTTCACAAGCTCCAGGCAATTATGGGCGTAGTTCTTTGCAATCCTGGGTGCCCGTTCTCTTTCCTTGTAGCCGATCCCAAAATACAGGACTGGTTCGAATCCCTGCAGCCTCAGATTTTCAACAAACAGCACTGTTTGCTTCATTTTTAGATCCTTTGAGCAAGGGGCTGTGCCGAAGTTTCCCATGAACCTGTGATCAAAAAATACTTCTTCTGGAGTTCTGCCATCTGCTGTGATCGTCATTGGCAAGCCAAGGTGATCAGATACTTCAGACATAAATCGATAGTTGTCTTCGTCCTCCCAAAGCGTGTCTGTGAAGAACAGGATCGTGTTCTCCTTGCCGTATGTCTGGATGACCCAATGGGCGAGATATGCCGAGCTTAATCCAGTTGAAAACATGACCACATGCTTTGTCTGCCGCACTCTTCTCACCGCCTTGTTTTACATAATTGAGCTAGTGTACCCTACAGGCGTCCATGGACACTCCTATCCGAATTGACCCAAAATACCTTCATTTTTGCACTTAACGAACCGTCAACCCACGCCTCGAAACTCTTATATTCGGCCATTTCTTTAACTTTTGCCCGGAGCCGTTGAATGCGTGTATCACCGAATCCAAACTCTTCTCGCAATGCTTCTTCAATCAACCAGGTAGCGCGATCGACTGCTTCCTCAGCTGCTTTTTCAAAGTCGGAAAGTTTGACCGGAATGACCGTGTTTTTGTTCCTGATCGGTGGCTTCTTGTGCTTCTTGCGTTTTGACATTCACTGCCCCCCTTTGCCTAACCGATGTAAACCAGTAACTTTTCCCCTATCGCTCTGGTTGTCTTTCTGATGGTCATTGGACTTTTACCCATATCACTACAAATGTCTCTTTGACTTTTACCCATGAGCAAGTGACCCACAATTTCTATTTCATAGCCTGAAAGTGTGCTTATGAAATCTATCATTTCTACAGAAGTGAAGTCTTCTTGAACAGGAATAGAGTCTATGACACGTATCTTGTCATTCCGCTGGATTGGTAGAAGCTCATCCAATGAAACTATTTTCCTCGTCAGGAAGTCCTTCGCATTCTCTACATACTCGATAGAGCATCCTAGGGCTTTGGCAGCGATGCGTGATTCTGCGTCCAGTAGTCCTCCATCTTGAATGTTTGCTGCCACTTCCATGACTCGCCGTGGAACATGAATCAATCCGCTATGGTCACGCAAAAAATTTTGGATATATCCTTCGACGTAACTGAAGGCAAAGGTTGAAAATTTGCATGCCCTCTCAGTCGTTGGATCGAACTTATGAAAAGCTTTCATCAGACCTATACAGCCATTTCCAAACATGTCATCGTATTCAATGCGTATTTTTGCCGCGCGTTTCTTGAACCGCTGGCAAACGCTGTGCACGATGTTGATGTTTTTGGGAATCACGTCGTTTTTGTGTCCGAGGTGTGGATTGATGTCTCTGATGACCTCCATATCCTTTCGATCTCCCTCAGCTTTCTAAATTCGTTGAAGATGTCATCCTTCAACTGTCGTAGTTCCTCTACTACCTCTTCCAAGGACTTCGCTTCCGATCCCAGTGCAGCGACGTCAATAAGTGCGATACACGCTCCATGCAACGTACCGTAGTACCTTGGTTCCTTCCACTCGTATCGATCGTCCACGCCCTCTTTAGTGGACTTGATCAGCTTGCGTTCCTCGATGATAAAGTTGTGGTTGCCGTCATGTGTAATGCGGTATTTCTCATTGATGTGAATTTCCATCTAACGTCATCCTTTCCGAGAGAGCAGAGCCCTGATTAGAAGGGCTCCTGTTCTCCGGCTGCTTGTTGTGCTTCTTCAAACTCTTTGGCTGCACGGTCAGCGCCTGTCAGCTCCACGATCCCATCCGCTCCTGCCTTGTATTCGATGCCTTCGTGAACATCGTCGATATTCATCTGCCCTTCCTCAACACCTTCTTCGTCCGGTTCGCAGTACTCTGCGGTCAGTTCGATAACTTCTAAGCCGACTAAGCGCTGAATTTGTATCCATTTCTCTTCTTTGATGTCCTTTTCAATGTCGATTGTTAGCACGATTTTCTTTTGTTGATTGTTAATCGTGCGGATAGCTGCCTTTTGCTCTACTTTTGTGTTCGGTTTGGCTTGTTCACCAAATGTCAGAAGAGCAATACTGTTCTTTTTCAGTTCAGCCAGAATGTTCAATTGCTCATCTTCAATGTCCAAGTCCAGATGCAGTGTCAGGACACGCTTTTTCAGTTGATTCTCAGCCTTTACCATTTTTGAAAGTACAGTCGTTTGCATCAGTTACACGCTCCTATTTCTTAGATTTCTTCGTAACTGGATTTTTCATTGCACCAATCACTTCTCGCTGATGGGATACAAGTTTCTCTTGGTTGAAATACCCTCTGACAATTTGAGCAACCGTGAAAGCATCACGAACGTTGTCCGATTTATTTTCGTATCCATATCGCTTGAACAGCCCTAAAGCAACTTCTGTTTTATCTGCAGTGCCTTTCCCAGTGGCAAATTTCTTTACTTGTGTTGGTGCTGGTTCAATGTAATGAATACCTTTTTTGAATAAGGCGATCCGAAGAGCCCACCCAAGTCCATATTGAAAGTCAACACCTTGCCCTTTAGAAGCAAATGAAAATCCCTCTATTCCCACTCGATCGCCAAGTTGTATTTTTGAAACGATGTAGTCAATTAGCGATGACATTCGTTGTGGATCCGCGCCTTCTTTGGTGACTTCTTCCGACTCGATAACTGAGCCCTCTTCATCCAAAATGACTAACCCCGTTTTTGTTGATGGGTCAATTCCTACGTACCTTGCCACGTTTTTTCCTCCTCACTTTAATAACCGTGCCTTCCCATATCCGATTGCCCTTGTAGTCGATCATCCCGCGTTGTCTGTAGTCTTCCAGCCTGATTCGGATCTGCTCGTCATCCGAGAAGTAAACACCCTTGACTAGGTCGCCTAGGAAAATCTCTCCGAAAGCTTCGATTTTTCGTAGCAGCGGACAGTACCGCTTTCTCATATCGCCGCCTGGATGTTGAAACAACTCCCATCATGCGAAGCCGTCCATGGCATTTTCATTTTCCCCAGCACTTCGGCAAGGATTTGAAACTCCGCAAATGTTTGGACTGTTGTTACACCGATGCTCATCAACTCAGAGACAGAAAATCTTAGATCAAGTGGCTCGCACTTAGCTTTGTATTGGCGAAGCTCAATCTCCAATGACTCCGCCTTTGCCTGCGCTTCCACTCGTGCTTTATTCGCACCGTCGAGTAAAGATTGGTATTTAGAAATCTGCTCGTCTTTACTCACTAGAGCTTCTTCGAGCTCTTTTACAACCGGCGAATCTGGTGTTGTTGGTTTATTTTCAGTTTCCGGACGTTCCTTTGGTACGGCAGTGAACTTTGGGTTCGGCTTCATCTGGTAACCTTTTAAGCCATTCTCTTTCTTCCATTCACCAATAGCTGCTGGATACCCGATGCCGAATCGCTCTGCGATTTCCTTGTCGCGGATCCGCTGCTCTTTCAGCTCCAGGTATATTTCTTTTGTCAGCTCTTTTGGAGGTTCACTTACCTCTGAAACCTCCGTCTTTTCTGCGGGAGTGGTGCGGTTTCTCAGCTTGTCCAGATCAATTCCATACTTGATCGCCCATTCTTCTTGTTCTTCAGGTGGCAGATCGAGGATGTGAATAGTTTTTTCGTCTCCCTGAAACACTTGCCGCATTTCCTTTTCCCTGCTCAACACTGGCTGTCCCATGAGTTACCCTCCCTGACCGTTTTTAACCGCCATATGAGGCGACGATTCTTTGTGCTATTTACAGCACAAGATTTGTGCATTAATCCCCTAGAAACGGCGTTAGAGCGTTAAGAGGTGTAAATATTCATAGGCGGCAACACTTACCGTTTTCTCGACATGATAAAGTGTCCACTTTCAATCCGAACCACTTCATACCGATCGCTGTAGCCGTAAGATAACCAGCACGTCTTCAGTTCTTCCCGGCGTTGTTGAGGTTCTGTAATTTGCAAAATCCATTCGGGGATCGGTATGCGCGTTGGCACCTCGCTTACGAGCTCACCATCTTTCGCCTTTTTCATTCGCCACCTCGGCCATTGTGGTTTGTTTATTTTCCAGTGAAATGAATTTGTTGTATTCCTTTATGAATGCAAGTTCCACGGTGCCAGTAGGACCGTTCCGCTGCTTCCCAATGATCAACTCTACAACATTCCTTATCTCAGATTCCCGGTTGTAATAATCATCCCGGAACAGAAAGGCGATAATATCGGCGTCCTGCTCGATTGACCCTGACTCGCGAATGTCCGACAACATTGGGCGTTTGTCCTGACGCCCTTCAACCTTTCGACTCAACTGCGAGAGTGCAATGACAGGGACGTTCAACTTTCGGGCTATCCCCTTCAAGGCCCGAGATATCGCGGAAACCTCTTCCTCGCGATTTCCGCCGCGCCCCACGATAAGCTGCAGGTAGTCGATCAAGATCAGCCCAAGGCCACGCTCTTTTTGCAACCTCCGACACTTGGCTAGAATGTCCGCCGTGGTGATGCCTGGGGTATCGTCGATAAATATCGGAGCCTTAGCCAGAGAGCCCACCGCATGAGTGATCTTCTGCCAGTCGTCTTCCTCCAGCCAGCCAGTGCGTATCCGTGAGGCGTCCACATTACCTTCCGAGCAAATCATCCTCGTCATCAGTTGCGTAGCAGTCATCTCCAGCGAGAAGATCGCCACCGGCTCCCCTGTCTTGATCGCGACATTCTGTGCCACATTCATGGCGAACGCCGTCTTCCCTACAGATGGCCGCGCTGCCAAGATAATCAGGTCGCTGCGTTGGAATCCAGAGGTCATCTTATCCAGATCCGGGTAGCCAGACGGTACCCCTGTAACCGCTCCTTTGTTCTGGCTTGCTATCTCTATTTGGTCATACGTTTCCTCAAGAACTGCCTTCGAGCTCTTGAATCCGCTCGTACCAACCTGCCGCTGCTCCATATCACTGAGTTTCTGCATCGCGTCTGCCAGAAGTTTGCCGGTTTCCCCTTCTTGTCCACCTTTCGTGGCCAGCGTGTGCCCAAGTAAGATGATTTGCCTGCGCAATGCATTTTCTCGAACGATCTTTGCGTAATGAACTGCATTTTCTGCTGTCGGGACTGATGAGGCGATCTGAGTGAGATACGGTACACCGCCACTATCATTCAATTGCTTAAGGCCTATGAGAGTATTTGTGAGTGTCACCAAGTCGATTGGCTCGTCCGCTTCGTACATGTCCACCATTGCCGCGAAAATCATGTTGTGTTGCGGAAGGTGAAAGTCCCCTGGAGACAATAAATCGGTTAGCGAGTGAAGCACTTCCTGTTTTATCAATACAGCTCCAAGGACTGACTGCTCAGCTTCTTGGTTGTAAGGAAGGTTGATCATATCTGCTTCAGCCTCCCTTGCAGCCATTGTTGATTATCCGCATGTTTGTCAAAGCGTTTGCTATCAGCCTTCATCTGGATCTGGCCTGCCGTGTCGGCAATGATCCGCTCCATCAGGCGTGTTCCCCAACCTTTTTGCTTGGCGTTAATCTTGGCTTCCAGTTCGTTGATTGTGAGATTCGACCCATACAAGATAGGTTTCTGTCCTTGTCGGGAGTTGAGCACCGTGAACAAATCTCCTATCTCCCAGTCTGCTGGGATGTCTGCCCCGATCTCATCGATTACCAGGACGTCGCAGGATCGATATGCTTCCAGAACTTCTGCCTTTGCCCAAGTTGGCTTTGCTCGATCTATCAGCTTAATCCCCGTGGTATAGATTACGCTGTGACCCCGGCTACGGAGGTAGTTTGTTACTGCAGAAAGGAGGTGTGACTTGCCGCTGCCATTGTCTCCATAGCAGTAAAAACCTCTTGCACCCCATTCCGCCATGTTCTCGGCGAAGTCTTTGGCCACCTGAAATCCGGTTGCTGTGCCTTGATTCGGTTGAAAGGCTTCGAACGTTGCTCCGGCCACCATCTGATCATCATCGCTGAAAGTATGTAGGTAGCCATTTCTCGCTCGTAGAGCTGCTGTCTTCTCCCTCTGCTTCAGGAGGTCTGTTTCACACTTGCAAGCCACTGCGACGGTTTGCTTGCCCAGCCCCGGCATATCAATTTCTTTAGCTTCCAGAAAGGTGTCGCAGACAGTGCAATGCCTACTCGAAGTGCCCAATTTTCCGATACTGCCGCTCACGATCTGGGTCAAGTCCGGTTGTGCTAGCATTTTGTCTCCCCCTTTGATTGAGGTAGCCTTCAAATTTATTGGAGAAGAGTGTTTCTGGTCGTAAGTATTGAGCGTCAAATAGGTGCTTAGGGTCGTTGGCATCATCAACTTTGTTATCTATGACTTTTTTAAAGTCTTCCAGTGTAAATCCCTCATTCCACCGAGCCCTTATAAGCGATTGCGTTTTCTTGCCAGTAGATTTGTAATTGGTTCCTGCTTTCAAATTGAGGTAATCGACAATTTCCTTGTAGGGAATTTTTAAAGCAGGAACGTCAGTGACGCTATTATTTAATTCTTTTTCTATATCTAATTCTTTATCTATATCTGTTGCGTGACATTGCGGGACATGTCCCGGGACATTCACGGGACAATCTTCGGAACCTTCAGCGAGCAGTTTCTGACGTTCCCTTTGGCGCTTCTTTCTTATTCGTTCCTGTTCTCGGATGCGGTCCAGACCATCAATGTTTTGGTGCTTTTCCCAGTTTGAGATAGTGATCACGCCGTTTTCGATGTTGATCATTCCAAACTGCTCGAAAGTGTTCAAAGCCAACCGGATGACGTTGATCGGTCTGTCAAATATTGTGGCGAGCATCTCTTCTGTGTAAGGAATCCGCTCGTTCAGAATGATGCTACCGCTCGCATTTGCTTTTCCTGCTTGAACCAATAGCTGAATCCAGGTCAAAAGAATACTGTCAGCTTCAGGAAGTTTGCGGATAAGCTTTATTTTCTCGTCGTCAAACATGGTTGTTGTGATCTTAATCCACTTGATGCTCATGCTTTCTCACTCCCTATGAAACCCGGCGCACCCGCTCGATCAGTTTCAAAAACTCGACCGTCACCGATCGATGCTTCCGCCGCTTATCCAAACACTTGATTTGTGCCCATTCGACCTTTCTGCGCCAGAAGGTTTTGGTAACCTCCCAGCGCATCCCCTGGATGATGTAGACCTGCCCTTTCATCGCGCTACTGGAACTTTCAGAATCGTGTTGGTGTGTCGATGAACCAAAGTCAGTACGTTTCCGTTTCTTTTCACCCGGAGGTAGTCAGATACGTTCAGACTGGGCTGCGTAGCCTTGATCAGCTGCATTTCGCTGCGTGTGAGTCGTCTTCCGTTTTTCATTCAACTTCCACCCCTACAGTTTTTAATGCAGATTTGCAGATCGCTTCTTCTTCTCTTGAGGCATAGTGGATGAATGGTTTTGTGTTGTCATCGAAGAAGTAGCAGCAAACATCACCCATACCTGTTTTATTTGCTAGGGCATAACGCCATCCAAGCGCCTTCATCTTCTCTACCACTTGCCACGCATCGGATATGTTTTGGAGTGGGTTCCATTTATCTTTGTGAACCAAACACTCCCTGTCTTTGTACCAAGAGGGAAATCCCCAGGCGTCTACTCCTTCCCTCCACCCCATCACCATCGTTGCCATCGTTTCAATGATCTGTTGCTCGGTCATACCTTACCACCAACCTTGTACACACGCGCTCTGTCCAAAATAAACAACTGCCTGGTCCATTGTTCACCATCTGGAACTTCCGACAGCGCGTCTTCCACTGCCTGCAGCTTGGCATCCAGTTGATCAATGAAATGGATGGACACTGCTTCTGGTGTCTGCGGCTGGACCGGTGATCCCCATTCCAACTGGCCGTGGTGAGCAAGAATCGTATGCTGCAGGAGCGTTACTGTCTCGCTGTGCTGATCAATTCCGTTGTGTAAGCAGGCTTCTAGGATCCAACCGTATGCCAAACTGATATGCCCGATCAGACTACCTCGAGTGCTGAATCCTGTGGCAATGCCGTTTTCAGCTTCGTATTCTTCCGTTTTTGCAATGTCGTGAAGGATAATGGCTGCTTTCAGCATGTCAGGGTTAAGAAACGGGCGCTGCTTGCAGATGAAGTCGGCCAACTCCAACATGCGGACAGTGTGGTAAGCAAGGCCTGAGTGGTAATTGTGGTGAGCTGACTTTGCCGCCGGAAATGACACAAGCCTTTCTGTGACTCGTCCTAAGCAATCCTGTACGATCGTTTTCAGGACGGAATCACCTAGCTTCTCTGCTGTCTCGGTGATGATGTTCAATAGCGAAATTGGATCTGCAGGAGCCGATTTGATGAAGTCGGTAACGGCTACGCCATCAGCCAGGTCAGCCTGGCGAATGCGGATGATCTTCAGCTGGAGTTTATCTTGGTAGGTCTCTACGCTGGCTTGTACCTTTACCAGCGTAGAGGGTTTGTACGTGGCTTCTTGTTCAGGTGTGGCGTCCCAAAGCTTTGCATTGATCTCTCCTGTCTTGTCTCCAAGAGTCAAGTCTAGGAATTTGCTTCCTCTGCTTGTTTCACCAACCTTCACAGTTTTCAGAAGGTAGAAGCCGGTGAGTTGATCACCTGGCTTCATATCGCGGATTTTCATTTTTCTATCCCCCACTTGACTTTTCTGTTAGAAAGGAAGGTCTTCGTCCGAAATGTTGATAGGTTGTCCAGAGTTAGAGAACGGATCTCCAAATGGCTCGCCGACTTTATCAGCTCCCCGATCTGATCGCTGATCTCCATTGCTGCTGTTATCGTTTCCTCTGCTGCCAAGGAATTTAATGTTTTCGGCAACTACCTCTGTCACATATACACGCTTGCCTTCCTTGTTGTCATAGTTGCGTGTTTGGATCCGACCATCTACCGCGCACTGCCTCCCCTTTTTGAGGTGCTCAGCTGCTACTTCAGCAAGCTTCTGCCAAACAACGATGTTGATAAAATCACTCTCTTGATTTTCTCCTCGTCTCGGACGGTTAATTGCCAGAGTGAATGTACAGACTGCGATTTCATTCGGTGTGTACCGTAGCTCAGGGTCTTTCGTAAGGTTGCCTATAAGAAAAGTTTTGTTCAATTGCTCCGCCTCCATTTACACAAGGAGGTCCATATAATGGACTACCTTGCTCAATTGCTTCGTTTCCCGGCAATACCGGCATGTTCCGCATCGCTTAGGTTCCGCAATTCCATACTTCACTTCAAGGACCCGCGGCATGCGGCGTTCGATCTCTTCCAGTTCTTCTTCCATCCGGTGTGTGTCCATGCTGATTACTTCCTTGTCCGGTGGATCTTCCTTTGAAACAGCAATGATGTATGGGTCATACCAATGGCTGTGGCCGTAATAAAGGCGTTCCAACTCAGCATAAAGTGCCATTTGACGCAGGTACCCGAATGCTTCCACGAACGAGACGTAGTAGCCGAGATCCTTGTCCCAGTGCTTGCCTCGAATATCCCTCACCGTTTTTATGTCTGAGATCCGCTCCCCTTCTTCATTCCGGACGTCTAGCTTTGCCTTCCAAATTGCGCCCGCGAATTCCGCAGTGATGATTTTTTCCTTCTCTCCCTGCAGCAGGAACATAATGAACGGGTCATTTGCCAATTTATCAATCATCTTGTCAGCGATATTGTATTTGGCGTAGAGCTCTCCTTTTTGGGTAAAGAGTTCAGGAGTCGTCTTTTTGAACTCTTCCAACGTTCCGTCAGACCAGGCATGTACATAATTACCGAGGAGCATTGCCTCGCTTGGCGGCTCGTTCCATGCACCCGACAGCTTGGCCATTGCTCTTGCCTCGCAGTCAATGAAGTCTTTGTACTGGCTGTTGCTCATGTACGCCTGGTCAGCTTCAAGAGAATAGTAGTTACTGTTGTTCAGCTCCAGCATCAAGTTTTGCACCGCCTTGTCCTTGCTGTTGTTGCTTGAATTGCTCTTCGGCTTTCGATCCTACATCCTGAGAAACACGAATTTCGAAGTAATCTTCACGCTTCGACATGCCGTCCTTCAGGGAGTTATAAACACGGCCGATTTTCAAAAGATCCTGCTCGGTAAAAGCCTCCACTTTGCAACCGGCGAACTTCTCGATCATTTCTTTGGAGACGCCGTGATCCTTTTCAAACAGGACCAGTGCTTGTCTGACTCGATCCGAAAGAGGCTCCTTGTGCCCGCTCGTGAGCGTGATCTCGCATTGTTTGATAGCTGCCTCCACGATGTCACCAGGTATTACTCCGAGGATGCAGGCCCGGACCCTGCGAGAGCCTTGGTTTGCCGTCATCTCGTAAATGTCGCGCGGATCATTCAGTTTGTTTACAGAACCCTTTGCCATTCGTTCATGCTTCACTGTGAAAATCTTGGTCTGCCGCGTGTTCGTTTCCAGATCCCAGGCATACGCCATCATGGAGGACTCGCCGTTTTTCTGCTCCAGCTCGATCACTCCAAAATCAATGTTCCCCCAATTCTGTGCGAGAACTTCTGCAAGGCGAATGGATGGGCCGGTTACCTTTTGGCCGCCCCGCGGATATTCGTACATCGCCGTTTCGGCCAGGATCTTGCGGCTACATGCCTTAACGATGTTGGCGTATGCTACATTCACATCTCGCGGGAATTGCTTTGCAGCGAATAACATCATTTGGACTTCCTGTGCCTGGCGCCCAGTCATTGCCTGAGCAGTGACGGACCTTTGATCAGATGGTGCAGGCATATACTGCGATGGATCGAATTGTTGCATTGTCATGAATCCTCACTCCATTTTGATTAGATATAGGACTTCACATCATCGCCGACACGGTACATCGGGTAATCCAGGCCCCAGCGATACTGCCATTCGCTTTTACACTCATCAACCTGGCGTCCAGACTGAATCATCCGTACCAACTCTGAAGTTGAGAGTTTTTCCGGGTTTACTCGGCGTGGCTTTTCTTGCAATTTAGCTGTCATTTTCTTTATCCTCCTATCTAAATCGAGGTGCCCCCAGCCCTACCTCTCAGGGAGCCATGTGTCTCCGTTGAACACGCCTGCTGTACCTCGATCTGTGGTTTCGACCACTTGCGGAAGCATCGAGCGATATGGAAGAACTGTGCGGGTTCTTTCTCGATGCCTCCGCGACAGGCCGAAGCCTGTGTTATTCTTCGTCTTCAAGCTCTTTTACTCGTTCTTCCAATTCTTCGATTCTCTCTTGCAATTCCGATATCTTTTCCTCGACCTCACGATCAATATCTGAATGGAATTCAAGAAGCTGTTCGTGAAGATTCTGAGCAATCACGGCATGGTTATCATCCAAGAAACTTTCAAAGCGCTCGATGGCCTTGATATCACTGCTGGTTCCAACTGCTTGATTGAAGAAAACATTTGGCACTTTTTATTCCTCCCCAGCTGTAATTGGCACAGCTCCGATATTTGTCAGCATACAACCACGACAGCAGAAGAAATCGCTTCCTGCCTTCCAAACGGATTGGCCCTCGTAAATTTCTCCACCGCATTCCTCGCAGTGCTCAACTACCTTGGATTCCTGTGAATCTGGTAAGCCTTGCGCGAATCTGTCGAGCATCACATGTCACCCCCCAATTCGTTCCGAGCGATCTGCATTAGTCGCCCTATCTCTTTGTCAGTTTCATTCAATTCGTCTTGGATGTGATTCACCAGACGTTGAGCGTCGATTTCCGTTGACTCTGCATTGCGACGGGCTTCCTTTGTTTTCTCCAACACACTCTGCGCTGTCTTTAGGCTCTTTGCTATCAAACCCCGATTCTTTTCCAACTCATCCAACTTATCAAAAGCTTCTTTCATCTAGCATCCCCCTTTCGCCGTCTATTGGCTTATTCTGGACGTTCTACAGGTTCTAGCGAACAATCTACCCCGTACCGCTCGCAGAACGCTAAAACACGCTCTGAGAAGTCCTGGCATACATCGTCACTTGATACGGGTCTCATCAAGTCGTTTTCGTGTTGCAGATCCCTTGCCCAGATTTCAGCCTGTCGACGATTTGCTTCTGTTGCTGTCATCCTGCATTCGCTCCTTTTGCTTTTGAAGTTTTTTTGCCTTAACGTCTTGTGCTGTAAACAGAACAGAACGTGCATAGAAAATATACCGGGGGTCTTTATTGAAAAATGCTGATATTTTAAGCACAACGTCTCCTGCTGGAGTGTGTCCGCGTTCGATCTCAGTCACTGAAGATCGACTAATTCCACATGCAGATGCTAATTCTTCCTGCGTAACGCCGTACTCTTGCCGAAGTTCCCAAACTTTATTGCTCCTCATTACATTCACCATCCATCTATGTACAAATACTCATTCATTTAGTTCTGTCTACAGCACAAATTGTACTGCTAGCAGAACATAATGTCAACGATTTAACGCAAAATTCTACACGAACACATGCTCCTCTTCTAAATTTGTACTGCAAACTGTACAATATGTACTGTAAACAATACAAAAGGTGGATATGATGATGAGAAATCAATTAGGTTCTCTTCTTGAAAAGATAAGAAAAGAGAAAAAACTCACCCTACGTCAGGTAGCTGATAAGACTGGTATGAGTTTTTCATACATCCGATCTATAGAAATAAATCAAAGCTCACGCAGCAAAGGCCCAATATCTCCATCACCAGACACATTACGAAAATTAGCTTTGGCCTATGACTATCCATATGAAGACCTAATGAAAGCTGCAGGATTTATTTCTGATGACGGAATAGATCCCCTTAATTCTGCATTAGAGGATCCAACCGTTTCTGATAAGAGAAAAAGATTAATTGAATTGATAAAAGAAATGTCAGATGATCAAATCGATTCATGGTTGAAGATCATCGACAGCGTAAAGTAAAAAGGAGGCCTATCCTACGTTTGCAGGATGGCCTCCATTTTCTTTCTTTGCTCTGGCGTAAGCACCGCTATCAGTTTTTCTCTAAGCTCAAGTGCTTCTGGTTCATCAGATTCAAATATCCAAAAACAAGTGTTTAAAGTTTGGGTTGTCCATTTTCTCTCTTTATCATCTGCAGAGTTAGTTACATTGTCATCCATATTGTTTTTTAACGTTGCATCCATAAAATAACCCCTCCGATGAGAACAAACGTTCTTGTATGTCTATTTTAATTGTCCCACATGATGTTGATTTGGACAATTGTGTATTTTACAATTTTATCATACGGCAAGTTTCCATTAGTCGATGAGTGAAGATAATGGAAACCGCAACAAAATTTTCCGACATTTGTCGACAATGTAAAAATTATGTGGTACTCTTGTTCTGTATACAGCACAAACAAGGATGTGATTCGCATGAAAAACGCATTTCTTACACTGATGTTGGTGCTTTCAGTATTCTCAGTAACTGCAGTAGCGTCAGCAGACAGTGGCGGTGGTTGGGCTCCAAAACCTGACATTGATGAAAATAAACCGCCAGTTGTTACTACATCAGATAGTGGTGGCGGCTGGTAATAAATGAAAAAGAGCATCGTTAGATGCTCTTTTTATATTGCTGAACATATCAGTTCTATATCGTTTTTTCCAAATCGGTTAAGCATTCTGATACATTCATCTACTTGATTCGTTAAGCGTAGCTGTCTGGCTAGATGAAGAGCAGTCTTCATTGAATACGCTGCCTCCTCATGTCGCCCTTGATTTATATAGAAGTCGGCTAGGAGTAATCGGACTCGAATCGCTCTTTTTTTGTTATAAGGGTCTTTCTTTGCAAAGAGTTCTTTAATTTCATTTGCAAATTGCGGAAGGAAAGAATCCATTTCATCGTAACTTTTTCTTTTGACAAAGGCGCTAAAAATATGGTCTAAGTGATTTGGAGCCTCTGATTTATATTTTAGAGTCAGGTTGATCAATTCATATACCTTCTCTTGTTGGCCTGACTCAAGAAGCACCACACAACAATTTAACTCCTCCCAAATTTTAAAGGTCTCCCCTGGAAGTTGGCCGCATTTTTTGTGAGTTTCCAAAGCTTTGTCATACTGTTTGTTGTGTCTGTATGCAAATCCAAGATAAGACAGACATTTGGCATAAAGGAATAAATCTCGATCTTTCGACCTCTCCATAACAGAACTAACTTCGTATCCGTATTTAAGCAAGTGTTCCCACTTATCAAGCACGTAGAATATTGTCATTATGTTGATATAAGCCTCATACATGACCTTCCCCGATAAAGTTCGTACGTGCTCTCCAAGTTTCGTTGCTGCCTCAAACGCATAGTCCATATCCCAATCTCTAACAATCATAAACCTGCGATAGTAGCTTAACGCCAGACATTCTGCTAATCTATTCCGTTCATTTTCAATTACTAAGTTGAAGAAATAAAGCGCCTCGTCATTCATACCATTTTTATAAAAGTTCTCACCTGCTTTGTACAGATCGTCTAGTCCTTTTCCACTATCCAAAAGAAGGTTGACCATCTTACTTGTGTATTCCTCTTTCCCGTTACTCTTTGTGTGCCAGAGGAAGTTCTCAATTCGTGAATTTCGATTTCGAGGAGCATGCCAGCAATCTTGAATGTATTCGTCATAGAAATACCCCTTAGATAGTCCCAGGAGTTCGGTTATTCCATCCAAAGATTTCAGGTCAAATGGGCGTTTTCCGCTAAGATAACGACTAAGTTGTGGCAGAGTAAGCCCAAGCTCTCTTGCAATATTTATTTTCTGCATTTGAGATTTTTCGACTGCTTCAGTAACTACGTTGGCAATATTGCGTACCAAAATCGTCATTATGGACTCCTCCTAACCACCTATGTATCTTTGCCACATTTTGGTTGATTGTGATATCATTAGTTCTAACTGACTAACCCCAGGAGGCAGCTATGGCTTTTCGAGTCGGACGCTGCCTGCTGCTTCTGCACCTAAAAAATTCTGACCTTAGTCAGCAAGAACTAGCTGATCGCGTAGGAATGACTCGGCAACAGATTAACAATTATGCCCATGATCGCGCCATCATGACGTTAGAGAATGCGATCAACATCTCTGCTGTACTAGGTTGCTCTGTCGAAAGCATGTATGAATTAGAAGTTGTTTCGGTAGAAGAACTAAAAAGAGAGCGAAGCAGTAGGCGCGAGTAGATTTATTTCAGAATCTACTTGCCCTTTCATGTACATGAAATCATGTACTAAAATCATAGTAGTTGAGTCTCACTCAACTGTCAAGGGGTGACATAATATGCCAAAACATAGGAGAATTTTTTCTGAACGGCTTGGCCTACTATTAGAACAGAGTAATGCAATGGCTAAAGATCTAGCTGAAGCTGTAGGATTACATAAATCTTCAATTAGTTTGTATTTGTCGGAAAAATCATACCCTACAGTCGATACACTTCTTGATATCGCGAACTATTTTGATGTATCGATTGATTATTTGCTTGGGAGAACAGACTATAAATCTTCACACAAATTAAGTTATCCACAGTGCGACTCCGAAGTCTAAATAGATTGCGGCGGGAATTTCGGCCCCCCCCTTACTAAATAAAAAAACTGACCGGCAATTACGCCGATCAGTCGGAAAACTATTCACATGTGGACAACCTTGCCAAAAACATGCTAAACTATCCACAGAAAGATTTGAAAACAAAAAATGATCGGGAATCTAAGAGAGTTGGCGCTCTCAACAGATTCATCAGCCACCGAACGAGACTCGGTAAAACTGAACGCTCCGATCTTTCGACCTTAGTATAACCCGTTCGGGTGATTCTTTCAAGGCGGAAGTATCGGTAATGTTTGTCAAACCTCGACATACATAGCGCTCTGTTACCATCCAGCCGGATCGGTGCAGGGCGCTTTTTGGTTTCCCGACATAAAAAAAGAACTGCAGAAAAGGAAAAAGCCCGGTGTTGGTAGCACCGGACCCGAACAAAAACTCAATATCCAAATTGTTGCCTTCATTATATCGCGAAAAAAGCGAGCATGCAAGGTCTAGTTTCTTATTGCAAGAAACCGAGTTTACGGGTTTGCTTCTTCCTTCCCTGCTGGGAGGAGAATACATATGAATACAATCAGTATTGATCAGTCGTTGGCTACTTTCGCCAGCGTATCTGACATGGACAAGACTGTCCGCCGGTTCCTGTATACGCATGGGCATGAGCTTACCGAATCCGCCGTTAATCTCCTAAAGAGACTGGCTCGGTACAGCTGCAAGGTCGTTGGTGTCTCCTGGGCGGAGGCCGAAACGCTTGCACCCAAGCTAGGGATCTCCGTACGGACTTTTTGGCGTGCTGTGAAGCAGCTCGAGTCCTACGGAATCATCACACGGATCACCAGGAGAAAAAAACGTGGTGAGCGCGGCTCAAACATCTATCAGATCCGTCCGATGGAAGACCTCCGGGAGCTCCCCTCCCCTACTGATGGCACGTTGAATGGCACATTGCCAATGTCACATTGTAATGAACCTGAAACGCCAACAACGCCAATGCCTGAAGAGCAATGTATCGCCACCGAAACTGTGTCTTTTAAAACTGGGTTGTCTACCGAAGAAAATCATAAAGACGTAAGAAAAGAAATACGTATTCCGAACTCCCGTGTTTGGAAGAAGGTTCCGAAAAATGTGCCAGATGAGTTTGCCTCTTCCATCATGAGAGACACCGCTGACGGACAAGTAGCTTTCCGCCTATGGGGTAAGGTTCTGCTAGTGGACAAGCTTTGCGGACTTCAAAATGATGCTACGCTTGCGGAGATTGCATCCGATACTTGGAAACGAACCAAGCAGCTTTATAAAGAGCGCGATTTCAATAACTTCTGTGGTGTCTTTTACGGAGCATTAAAACGTGCTACAGCTGACAGATTCCCCCTGCTGGAGCCGTACATTTACCGCTGATAGTATAAATATTCCCAGATGAGGCAATCCTGATACCATCGAAACAATTCGGAAGGGTCGGGATAGTCGTGCAAAGATGTGAGTGTGGCACACTTGAATGCTCCAGGAGAGCCTGGCGTTTGCAAATTGGTATGTGCCAGAAGTGTTATTCCAACTGGAAGAAGGCACAAACTGCAGCTAAGATCATGAGGAATCAACTCAAGGCAGCAGGTAGGTGATTTTTCCGTTCTCTTTCATCGGAATGACCCGGTATCGGCCGGTCTTGTTGTAACGATCTTGGAAGAAGTTCACCCATTCAGGTGAATTGAGAACTGCTTCGACGATCTTTTCCTGCATGCTTGTCTTGGTCAAGCCGCAGCTAGTGGCCAACATAACGAGTTTGTTATGGGTGTCCTGAGAAAGCGAAGAATTGACTCGTATTTTTTTATCTGATCGTACTTTTCTTATAGGCACCGGTTGGCCCTGCCCTACCCTAATTTGCATCGAAAAGACACCTCTCTTCGGCTGTTATCTCAGGAACACTGTTAACAAGTTACGGTGTTACACATTTACTGAGACATTATGTGTGACTTGTCCGATTTAGAACAAAAAAACTCGCCCATTCGTGGACGAGTATGACAGAGAAATGTCACCGCCCTCCTCTGCCAAGACAATCATCGCATATCTGCGGGCGAGGTTGGGGCTTACCGCATTTTACACAGCTCGTGTTCATGCTTTGATCAACTCCTTTATGCTCTTAATTTGAAATACCTTGAACGATAGACCATCTGGAACCGGGATCCGGTTCTCTGTTAGGATAATCAGCCAGGGGAAGGTCGGCGTCTGTTTGTTTTGCCATGGTTCCCGTGACCAGTCGCCACGGTGGTACAGAGTGCGATACCTGGCAAATTTATCTGACCAAATGGCAGGCGTGAACTGATTACGTTGTATTTCCAAAAACATCGGTTTCCCCCAGAGGGCAAATGCGTCTGGTTCCGGTAACCCCTTGCCATATTTGGGTTCCGGAATGAATAGGTCAGGTTGCCGCAAACGACACATCTGGTGAAAGACCGCGGCAATTTCCAAGTAGTGAGGGATCTTTTGGGAGTCACGCTTGATTGGCGCTGGCTTCACAGCGTACACGTATGGTGATTGGCTGGTGATGACTTCTACTTCGCCCCGATCGCGCAACCGGCGGAGGACTCTATTTGCGGCATTTACGCTGTCCTTGACACCGCTGAAATGAAGTTTGATTACATCGTCCCGGGAGAGGCAACGGAACCGCTCCAGATCGCGGAGAATTGCTCTGTCACGCGCTCGCATGGGGTGGCACCTCCTGTTCTTCCATAAGGGCGTTCAAAAGCTCCCGCAGGTCATTGCTTTCTTCTCGGCCTAATTCAACTGGCTGCGGCACATCCGGGTTGATCGGCGGTATCAATGGCGCTTTCTTAACCCCAGTGAACCGCTTTTTGATCGCGGCAATTTGTTGCCGTGCTTCCTTCGGTGCCAGCCATGGCGTCTGAACCTCTACCATGTCCGTTGCCTGCTTTACATAGCAACGGCCTTTGGTGTTCAATTCGGCTGCTGCCGTGCTACTCAAAAACATGCGGCTGTTCATATCGTCGCTCATTCGGTAAGCAATCCGCACATTCAGATTGTTCTTCAATTTGCCGTCCATCACTTCGCGGTCAACCCGTTGCTGTGAGAGCATGAGGAAGATGCCAAAACTACGTCCCAGCTGCCCGATCTCTTCAAGGATGTCATGAGCAACTGCCTCCCCTTCCAGACTGGCTACTTCATCGATGCAAACCACGACGAATGGCAGCGTCTCGCCGGTCAACTCCTCGTATTCGTCCAGGTCTACAGCACCCGCCACGTGGAATTGCTCTTGTCTGTACAAAAGGATTTCGTGTACTTCCGCCAGCATTGCCACGACTTCCCCCTTCCGGACAGCGATGCTGCCTTCTATGTGAGGAATGCCTCGGTACATACCAAACTCGGTCATTTTCAGATCACCAAGGAACAGACGGAGCCGATCCGGGCCGTACACCTGCAGCCAGGTATTGAGGATCACGCGCAGGGCCGTTGACTTACCCCATCCAGTGACGCCGACCAGGCCGGCATGTGGCGTTTGCTTTAGATCGACGGCCACGCTACCGTTGTACGCCTCCCCAATGTAGAGTGCAAAGCCCCCTGCTCTCTTCATGGCAGCCTTTGCTGTTTCTAGATCGTAAGCTATCTTGGCCGGTAGTTGCTTCGGTATCAGCAGGCGGAATCGTCCTGCCTTGTCGTTCACAAGCTGCGCGGTTGGGCCGAAGGTATTTTGGAACACCCATGCGTTTCGCTCGATGACAGCCGGATCCATCCCCATTGGCAGATGGATATTCACGGTCGTGCAGTTGCTTGCGATCGACACGCGCTCGATGGTCGGAAATATCCGGTACGGTTTGATTTTTCCATCACCGATATCCCTTCGCTGCCTTTCCACGTAGGTTCCAGACGCGATAAATGCCCGAATTAGACGTTCCTTCACCTTGACCCTATCATTTACCCACCCCGGAACCTTGAGTGCCAAATACGTCAACGCACACGCTGTGGCGATACCTTTCGCGACGACATAAAGTCCATCAGCCAAACGAACAGTCGGCAATCCCCCAAGTAGCACCCCGCCGAATAGATCGATCATTGTATCACGGGCGATGTTCTGCAGGTAATTGTCCAGGACTGTTGCTGCGCTCCCCCAAACATTCATGCAATTCCGCCTCCTCCGCGCTCAGAGCTCGCGCTTCGCTATGCTCATCGCTCCGCTCTTAACAAAACTGCTTTTTCTCCTCTCCATTCGGTTCTCGGCTTGTTTAATGCGGTAGGCTTATGTCGGTATGTATGGCGGTCTCTAGTGAGGTTGCTGGTGTAGTAAAGACTACGAGGGACTGATTGTCCAAAATTCCGAGTTTTTTCGGGGATGGCACGTATTTTTTTCGGATACCTGGTCAAAGCTGTGACTGAGGTGATTTTATGTACGGGTTAGGAAAACAACGTTCAAAATTAGGGAAATGGCTGGATGCAAGAGGTATTCGCCAATCGTGGTTATCAAAGCAAGCTCAAGTAAGCGAGGATACCATAACGAATCTTTGTAAAGACGCTTCAAAGCTACCTTCTGGAAGCACAATGAAAAAGATCCTCCAGGTGCTGCGCCAGGTGGATCCGAATGTTAAACAGGATGACTTTTGGAGTATGTAATATCTACGAGAATAACTCGATATTCTTCGAAATAATCTATTGGTAATAACCCAGTGATTGGAGAAAGATTATGAGTAGATTCGGGATTTTTCTCTCTTGTGTGAATCCAGAATGTGAAAGTGAAGAGTATGTCACTGTTATATCTGCTATAGATTTAGAATCAGCTCTTTCAAACGCCAAACAATACAATCGAAGACAAAATCGCAAGTGTGAGCTATGTGGACACATTATGGTTTTCAAACCGTTTGACAATTCAAAGCAAGAACGAAAAACAAAGAACCTCTGAGATATTATCCCAGAGGTTCTTTGCCACGGTACCCCGTGTCCGCTCTATTGTCTTGCAAAAATTGCTCGGATCCCCAAGCACGCGTTTGCTTCCATGACTAAATTATAGGACAAGACTACCATTTTCGCAATACCGAATTACGTAATTTATGGAGATGCTGCTCCGATCAAATTACTGTACGCCGCTGCAATACTTGTTCTGCGAAGTATTTTTACACCCATTCTTTTGTTAGTGACAGGATCTTTATAATGTTCTCCAAGCGCATAGTGCCAAGTTGACAACAATCTATCCCGTTGCCCTCTGGAGACAGAAGAGCTCTTCCAAAATATTGTGTAAACCGTACCAGGATCGTCAATCAAGCTATACTGCAATTTTTCAGGATCATTACTGACAAGAATAAAGGGCCTCAGCAAGTGAGAATGTTGTAATGGTTCATTTGACATTTCCGGAATGAATCCCCGAAAATTTTTGAGCAAATAATCAAACAGTGTTGGTTGCCCTAAATAGCTAACACGAATTCCATCACGAATTCTCCATTCCTGATCTTGGCTTATATAGACAGGAGTTATAGCTCTGGAACTAGGGTCAGTAAAAGTTTCCTTGGTTATTCTCTTATGGCTAATTGCTAACGTTTGGTCCAACATAACAACAGTTTCTTTTGTAAAGAAATCAACTTTTCCGATTGAAAAGTAATGATTGTAGAATTTTTTATCTTCTTTTAGGCTTGTGGTTGGTATAACTAAAACGTTATCGCGAATGGGGTCAGAATCCCACACAATTCCGAAATGCGTGTCATTATGCTCACCACCAACACCAGTAAAATTAACCTCTACCATCATTCTTTTTGTTACTTCTGGTTTGAATTCACCTTTACTATTTTTACGATAATTTTTTAATGACGACCTGATATAACGTCGTATTCGATCTAGAACTTCTTCTCTGGTCAGACTGCTGTCATAAGAATCAGTTCTAACTCCCCGTAATTCCCAAAAAACATCATTAAGGATGGGATCTGTTACCAAAGCAGTGAAATGAGAAAATAATCTGTTTTTTGTCCCGCTATTCAACGATTTCGTAATTGAGTGAATCTGT